CGCAGCTTGCTCCGGCGCCGGTTCAACTGGTTCCGGCGATCCGACTCCGCCCGGAGCAGGTCACCGAAGCCCTCCCAGGCGCTTGGCCTGCTCGGCTAGTTGCTGGTACTTGCCAGCGTTCAGGTTCTTCGACCGGGCAACCCGGGTCACCATTGTCATGAGGCGATCTTTCGTTCCCGACCCCGCTCAACCAGGCGAGATCTTCAACGAGAGGCATAGTACAGGAAGAATCGGATTCGTCAAGGCAATCTAGCGAGAAATCTTAGAGGATTCCTCTTGCCCCCGGGACCACCGATCCTCATAGTGCATCAAAGCAGCCGTGACGTACTCAGAGCGCGTCATCCCCACCTGGGCGGCCAAGTGATCCGCCCGGCGCACCACCGCCCGGGGTAGCTCCACGTGCGGGCGGTAGGTGGCTTCGAGCAAGCTCCAGCGAGCCCGGATGCGTTGGGTGGTAGCCCACAGCCATTGATCCATGTCTCCCGCCGCCCACCACTGATCGAGCGACCGACGTAGGGGTGCTCGCCTCACCATGAGGCCAACACCCGCACGGAGCACAACTCGGGGGCGAGAGCGTCAAGGTGCTCCCGGGTGGCGTGCTCATCACAGAAATAATATTCCCCACAGGAGTGGGTCGAGACGATGATCTCCGCCGGTTGCTGGCACACCCCACACACCCCGGGCGGGCTCATACGGGCATCAAAGGTAGCGCTGGCCACCTCGTGATCCCGGTTGTGGCGCCGGGCTTCCTCGGGCGTTGCATGGCCCGGGCACGGCTCGGCCTTCTTCACTGCCCCCAGAGTGCACCAGCGGCACCCGAACCCGCCGCAGTCGGCATGGGTCTCATACGGGCTACACCCGCCGGTGGGGGCGATCCCGACCCGCCGGTTGGACAACGTCCAGTGCCAGCGGCCATCGAAGGTCTCCCGGGCTTGGTAGTCGTTGATTACCCCATCTCCCTCCGGAGCACGTGTGTGCCCCCGTCTGTTCTACGTCGGATCGTGACTCGACACGGGGTACTTCATGGTCTCGTGCACCACGTCATGCTCCCCGGGCTCGGGGAACCACCCGTTCTGCGCCACTGTCGCGTTCTCGGACTCGGGCGAAAGCAGATCACGCACTGGTCGCCCAGCGATACCCCAGCCGGTGGGCTTCAAGACATCGGCGTCTACCCAGTCCTCGGGCTCGGGTCGCAAGATGCGCACCTTGACGCTGGTGAGTGTTCTCTCCTCCGTCTCGGCGTCGAGGTGGCTCTCCGCCGCGGCGATCGACGAGAAGAAGAGTCGCTTCGATCCCGCCGGTAGTCCCGTATCGGCCAGATAGATGTAGTCCACCATCACGATCATCTTGGGCAACACGTGCTTCACTTCTCCCCCAGGGCTGTTCGTATCCTGGTCTCCATATCAGGAGACAAATCTTGCTGTTGTTTCTTTATGCTCTTCGTGACCTGCCGCTCGGTATACGGCCGTCGATACTCCTGAGCTTCGGCCACCACCTTCTCGATGATGCGCAAGAACGCCGACTCGGAGATGTTGCCCTCGATGAGATCCTGGAGACCGGACTCGATGCGCATCCGCTGGCCCCGGATGACATTGGTCTTCTTGCCCCGGGCCGGGGGTCGAGGGCGCACTGGAGCTTTGCCCACGATGTCGACCCCCGACTGGAGCTGATCCTTGAGCACCGCCATCATGTAGTCGTACTCGGCTCGGTGGGCTTCCCGGAGATCGACGGTGGCCCGGTGTGCCGCACGGTTGTAGGCACGGACCGAAACGTCCCGGCGCTCAAGCTCAGGGAACTCTTTCTCCACCACCGCCCGTTGCTCTTCTCGATGCTTCGCCAGCAGAGCGTTGTACTCGATCAAGTACAAATGCCGGATGTGCATATCAGTGGCGAGCTTTACCAAGTTGTATTCACGGGTCCGGCGGCGAGACAGTTCCTGGGCCTCGGTGTTGCGCTCCCGCCACTCCCGCATGTACTGCGTCCTCTGGCGTCGTCGCTCTTCGGGGTCCACGGGTTCGCCACGCTTCGCCAACTTCCACCCTCCCTGTACCGCTGGGCGGGAGATTACCGATCGCCCTTCCCGGGCTCGCGGCAATCAGATGGGTCGGGTGGCTGCCGGAGCACGGATCTGATGGCGTTCCAGGCCGCTTCGTTCAACCGCTGACAGAGACGCTCATCCTCAGTCATCAGGTGCCAGAATCCGCACCCCGAACACTGTTCAGGCAGGCTCCAGTTATCCACAGAATTTCGTGCCCTTTCCGTCTCGATACCACGCTGTGTGGTTGGAAGTGGGTACTCGGCCCCTGGGGACTTGGTTTACTTAGCGTGAGCTTCTGGACTCAATCCAGAAAGTTATCCACAGTCTACGAGAGTTCCCCACCGAGGTGAACTATGGTTTCTTTCAGTTGGTTCACCAGCTTGTGGAAGGCATCACGGCGCCACTCCGGGTCCGGATGGCCCACGATCACCGCAGAAGCGACGTCACAGTAGGCTCGGAGAGACTCGCCAAGGCAGTCGATGGTGTAGTCGTAGCCAAGACGCACCACATCGGCTTCTGGGGCCGTTTCTGCGCCTCTCCTGGGATCGGGAGTTTGTTCCCGGAGCGAGGCATCGTAGCGAGGGCAGATCACATCAACGATGTAGTTGATGAACGGCTTGAAGCTCGTGGCTCGTACCGTTCCCGAGCACTCGATCTTGGCGAAGGCGGAGAGGTCCTCCCCGGTGAACCAGGAAGGAATGAGGTTGAGGTTGTGGGGGCGGCGCAACTCCACTTCGGAGGCACCCGCCAGCTTCACCAGTACCCCGAGCGGCGAGGCGACGCGAATTCCATCTTCTCGCGGATACCGGGCGATGTACCAACCTAAGCCGTAGGCGCGAGCGTACGCCCAATCTCCCCACACTAATTCTCCAAGCCATTCATCGGGAGTAATAGATGACTCCATCACTCACCTCCCGGGCGCCGGAGCGGATTGCGAGAGCCCGCCTCGATGGCTTCTACCACGTCCACCCCGCCGAAGGTGATGCTCCACTCGTCGAGGTAGAACACTTGCTCTTGTCCCCGCAGGCGCACCACCACGGCGGCCAGCTCCACCTCGTCGTCGTCCAGCTTCTCGGACGCCAGGTGGGCGGTGTAGGGGCCGATCCCCACGGCACGAAACTCGCGCTTCATGACGGCCACTGCAACCAGATCGCAGCGTTGGTGCCCGGGTGGCCCATGCGACCACAGCGCTTTCCGCAGCCGGTGCATTGGATCACGTCACCCTCGGCGTACTCCTCCGGCGGAGGAGTGTGATCACATCGGTGCGAGTAGGTGTGATCAGGGGGCCAAATCTTTACCCAAGACATTTAATATTCCTTCCAGAAGTGGGGGTCACAGCCCGTTTGGAGTATCTCGATCAGAGGCACCCCGTCGAGGGTGATGTCCCAGTCGTAGAGCCGCAGGATGCGCTCGGTGCCGTCCGAAATGCGCACCGTGATAGCCGTTACCTCGATGCCGTCGTCGGCCTGGAGCCCGCTGGTGGGAGCAGGCGAGCGGGTCGCCCGAAACACTCGGTCTACCCAGAGGCGACTCTTCATGGCTGCACCGCCTTGTGCTCATCGCAGGCATACCACGTCTTCGTCCCCGTGTTCTTGCCCTCGCCGTACGAGATCGTTGTGGCCGGGCGATCACAACCAGGCTGGTCGCACAGCACCTTCTGATCGGCCACGTTGATTGCCCTCCCTCGCCCATCGGTAGCACGCTGCCACCAGCCGTAGACGCACCTCGTGGCGTTGCGCCCCGGGTCGTAGGTGTCATGGATGGTGCCGTCCACCACGGTGCACAGATGCCGGGAGAGCCGCAGGATGTAGATGCCCTCCTGGGGCACCTCCCCTTGGGCCAGGTGGATGCGAGTGCCCTGGCCCGGGAACATGGTGGGGGTCCAGACGAAGCCCCACAGGGAGAGCAGGGGCTTGTACACCTTGGGCTCCACCCCGTTGCGGGCCGAGCGAGCGAACCCCTGAGACTTCATGCTTCGGGCCAGCCGGTCGTACATCTCGCGATAGGGCGTCCCGGTGGCGATGGCCAGGGCCCGGGTAACGCAGTCCCCGGCAGTGCCCTTGAAGCCCGCCGCCGAACGCCCGCCGTCGTCGTAGACCCAGGGCAACAAGATGGATGGAGCAGAGATGGAGTTGGTGCTCACCAGTACAACCTGCTCTCCCGATCCCGCTGCCAGCGGCAACCCTCCTGTTGCCAGCAGCCTTGCCAACCGGTGCGGGTGGCGAAGCGCCGCTTCAAGGTGGCCATCTCGGGCAGGTTGTCCGAGGTGATGGAGTGCCAGATGTCGAACCAGGCCACGTCCCAGTACCCGCCCTTGGGCTTGTAGCTGAGCAGGTCACCGTGCACGATCTCCAGCTCCACGTCGAGGTCCCGGGCCATGGTGATGTAGGTGGGCGCCACAAGGTTGAGCACCGCATCGTTGATCTCGACCACGGTGATCTGCTTCACCCCGGTGGTGATGGCATGACGCAACAACATCCCCAACCCAAGCCCGCCAATCAGCAGTGAGGCGGCCGCCGGGCGCTTGGTGGTCCCGTCGATGTGGCGAATCGGTTCGAGGTGCTCAGCGATCTCGGTGAAGGTGTCTGACATCCAGATCTGCCCGTCTTCACGCAAGAACGTGTAGGTACCCGGTTTCAGCCCCCGGCCCATGAAGAACTCTTGGGTCGAGACCCCACCGAAGGGGCCAAGCTCCTGCTCGGTCATCTTCTCCCTGGTCAGGGTCCATGTGTGGCCGTTGTGAACAAACTCACCATCAGGCAAATCAACCTGATACCGCTCCCACCAACTCATTGTTCGTGCTCCGTTTCTTCAACCTGGAGCCATATTACTTGGTTCGGAACCCTCTGTCAAGTTCCTTAGAGCGACCCAGGTTGACGGGGGTCGGCGTCGGGATAGTACGCCTCTCCCATCGAACCCCAGGCCACCGCCGTGGTGTAGGCGAGCACGGTGTCGGGGACCCAGCACTTGCGCTTGTGGTCGATGGGCCCGACTGGGGACTCGACTAGGCGAGACCCAACATCGAAGGCCATCATCTGGTCCCGGGCGTCGTACAGGGTCCACAGCGGCGGGTCCTTGTCGGGGTGAACCCACATCTTCGCGACCGGCAGATCGGGGAGATAGACGTTGTTGCACCCACACCAGGGCACCACACAGCCCGGACAGCAGTGCTCGTAATGGTGGGCAAACGAGTGGTTGCACTGCTCACACACCGGCATCCGGGCCAAGAAATGATTTTCTAGGTCAGAGGTCATGGAGCTTCCTCGTTCCCGCCGGAGGCAGGGGCAGGGGCGTACTTCTGCAAGTTGGAATCGGGCTCGGTCTCGAACTCTGGCTCAGGCCCCGATTCAGGGTCAGTAGACCATAGAGTGACCCGGGCCTGGAGCCGCTCAAACAAGCCCGGGACGCAGTGGCCACAACAGCCGTGCACCGCCATGTAGGCCCGCCCCTGAGACTTGTGCCAGGCCAGGTCATCGGGGTCCGGGTGGCCGGTCCCACACTCGCACTGGCGCTCCATCAGGCCCTTGTCGCCCCGCCAGATGAGAGGCCAGTCCCGCATGTGGTGATCCGAAGGGTTGTGGATCACGCAGTGGTTGGGGGCGCACTCGCTGAGATGGTGCAGGTTGGTGAGCTTGGTCTTCCCCGTGGCCAGGCCGAAAACTGGTTCTGCCGCCCCGGCTACCGAGAACGTGCGCTTCTCGTCTTCCATATCAGTGGTCTCCTTCGTGCTCGTCGAGCCTGATCTGATGCAGGGTGAGTCGCCGGTTCCCGGCGTACACCCCGAGCAACGTCTCCGCCCGCTCGTCGGCCCGTATCCAACGCTCCGAGCGCCGCACCTCGGCCGCCGTGAGGTTCTGAGCCGCGAGGTCAGCGAAGAGGGTGTCGTTCTCGGCCAACGCCCGCTCATATTGGCTTTGCAGCTCCGGCCGGATGAGTCGTGCCCCCAGGCGGTATCGAGTGGCCGCCCACCACCCGAAGGTCTCCCGGTTCCGCCGCCACAACGTCGTGCGGATGCTGATGCGCCCGATCATCTCGTCGGCCAGCAGGTAGATCGCGGTGGCCAGGGCGAAGGCCAAGCTCCCCGTCCCGAGCACCTTCACCACGTCGATGATGGCGTTGTCGAGGCTCATAGCGACACCCTCCAATGGGCTGGTTGCCCCCGCAAGCTGACTCGCAACATTTCTTCGAGGATCTCGGTCAGTTGGCCTCGCGATCCCCAGCCGTTCTCCGGGTCGGGCTCGGTCCCCTCGGGCAGGCGCCGCAGAGTGAGATCGAGCACCTGGGCCGCCTTCGAGGCCGGGGCTCCGTGGAGCGCAGCGAAGAAGTCTCCCCCGTATGCCACGTGCAGCATCCGGTTGGTGTTGTGGGTGTAGTTCGTCTCGTAGATCGTCTCGCCGGTCGCCTCGTCGAGCAGCTCGGCGTCCCAGCTCATCGACCCACCCCGGGGAACCCCGGCACAGCGGCGTCGATGTGGACATCAGGTGCGGGCTCGGGATCAAGACCAGTCGAAGAGTCGGGATCGTCGTCCCAGGTGGCCCAGCTTTCGAGCGGGAGATGTGAGCGCAGCACCACGTCTCGCGACAGCTTCAAGAGCGATAGCGCAGCCACCCGATGGGGCTCGCTCTGGATCATGCGCTCCAGGTGATCGGCCACCACCATGTACGGTGCGACAAGCGCTGCCTGTTCCGGCTCGAGATTGTCAACTTTAAATTCTTCACGCACTCTTGGCCACCTTGTTTCTCTTCAGGACCATCCGACGGTGTCGATCCACCCACGCCTGGTACGTCACGTTCTTTGGGTTCCCCCACCAACGCTCCTCGGCGCTCCGGGCCTTCTCCTCGGTGTCGAAGACCCCGAGGTGGAACGTCTGGCCTTGGTAGTGCGCCCGAGCGACGAACCGGTCTTGCTTCTTCGTTGCCTTCTTCGTGGGCACGATCTACTCCGTGGCTCCCGCCTTGACCTCGGCCAAGATGCGGTCGATCTCTTCCATCCGCCGCTGAGCAATCGCGATGATGCGCGCCCGCACCCCCTGCAACGTCGAATCCCCCTGGGCGTGCTTGATCAACAGCATCCCCAGGGCCATCATCTCATCGGAAGTCATCGGGATCATGTAGACACCCCTCTGACCAGCGGTTTCTTCCATTTGCCACTCCCTTCAGTCGTCCATACGATACTCTCCTTCGGACCGGCTCGCAAGTTCCTTAGAGCCGGAATCTGAAAGGGTAGGAGATGCAATCAGTATCACTGAAGGGGTTTCGGGATGAGCTAGAGGATTGGCTGGTTCAGCGCACCCGGAGCAACGTCTCCATCTACGGGGAGGATGACTCTCCGATCGAGCGGGTATACCTCCGCCGGGGCCACCGCTACATCAACCGGAGCTTGGTCTCGTCGCTCGAACTCGGATCGATCAGCATCAAGGATCTAGAGCAGCGCCTGGGGTGGAGCAAGAAAATTCTTTCTCTGCTCGACGATGCGGCCCGCCGCCACGGGTTCGATGTAGTGCTCGTCGAGTCGGTGCTCAACGACGACTGGCGCAAGGCTACCTTCACCCCGGCCAACGGATGGCAAACCTACAACCAAGACCTACTGACCTTCTGGTACCCACTGCACCCTCAGGCGGGCAACCACGTGATCGAAGACGCACCGAACCTCACGCGGTAGCGCCCCGTGGGTTGCGGGGGCTCGGACTGCTCCTGGAGCCAGGCGTGCATACCGCAGTTGAAGAGGCTGCCGTAGATGCGCTCTTCCAGGGGATGCTGGATCGAGAAGGTCTCGTCGTACAGCTCGACGATGTGCTCGCCCGGGGAGTCGTCGCGCAAGATCACCGTCACCGCCTTCGGGTTCCGGCAGTTGGGGTCTTCACAGGTGATGTCCACCGGGGTCGCCAGGGCCGCCAGGTTCTCGGGCAGTTGAACGGCCAACGCATCGCCGCACCCCATCGGGCACCGGCCATTGATGCGCATCTTCATTGCTTGCCCCCGGTGATCGACTCCGCCCCACGCTGTAGCTCGGCCAACTGCTCGGCCAGACGCTCCACCTGGGAGAGCATGTACTGCTGTGTTCTGTAGGTCCCGATGAACTCGGGAACCCCGGGGATGGCATCACCGCTGTGGGTGGCATCGAAGCCGAAGAACCACAAGGGATCGAGCCCGTCCGAGATATCTCGGGGCAGCGGCGTCCCTTCCTTCACGAACTGCATGAACCCCGCAAAGGAGATACCTCCATGTACCCGCAGGATGTGCCCCAGCGAGTGCTCGCAGTATGCGAGCCCTACGCACGGCGCCTCGGTGATCAGGCATTCGGTCTCCATGCGTTGATAGGCCAGGTGGCCCTCCGGTACCCCGACGTACCCGCACCACACGTGAAAACTGCCTCGAAGCAGCATGCACTGGAGTCCCGAGGCTTCAAAGACGGCCCCGTCCAGCTCGGATGTCCAGGGTTTTTCCGCCGTGAATATTTCAGGAGTCGCCTCACGCATCTCCTGATCAATAAATACAAACGGTGCCATTAATTCATCTCCGTCTTATTTACCCGTTCTAGCCATGCCATGCCTCGCCGCTCCGAACCAACCCCTGCCATACCTAGCCGTTCAGAACCAAGCCGCTCCCTGCCACGTATTACCCTGCCAGGCCGCGAAGAATTACTCGATGATTGGCATACCGCTTTGAGAAACATCGTTTCTCTTGCCGTTCTTCATCATCCGAGAAACCATGCGACTGCGGTCTTTGGCCCACAGAAGAACACTGGAACTCTCGGTGGCCACCTTCATGGCCGACTCCTGCTCATCCGGTGAAGCGTCTGGGCCATGGAGCACCGACTCCGCCGCCTGGATGGTGTAGAGCACCTGGCGCTGAATCTTCTTTGGGCGCACCAGGGTGGCCTCCCGCAACTTGTCGCCCGCCGTAGCCACGGCATAGCCCCGAGAGGGCACGCTGACCAGCCGTATGCCGGTTGACGGCATCTTCTTGTTGAGCTGGAAGACGATCGCGCTCACCTGATCCCGGCTGCACTCGATCGCTTCGGTCAGCACATCGAAGTCGAAGAGGGTTCCCGGCGGAGACCCCTGCACGAGGTCGCGCAGGCGTTCCCACTGGGCTGGCCCATCAGAGATCTTCGATTGAAACATTCGACACCTCGAATCGCCCATACTGTTGACGGAAGTCACCGATGCCAACCATACGCCCGGCCCGAGCAGCGATGTCTACAAAACCGTCGACATCGAGCACCATGGGGTCAACAGCCACGGTGATGTTGGTGCTCCAGCCGACGAACTTCGGTCGAGTCCGGAGCACCCGACTATTCTGCACCCCGACGAGACAGGTGTAGGCGAACCGAGTGCCCTCGGCAAAGAGGTCTGCTTCGGTCTTGCGCACACCCGATGCGTGATCTCGGCCCGGGAAGTTGAGCATGCATCGCTCATGAAGCAGAGCCACCCCACGGGACACGTGTTGCCCCAGGCGGTTGATCTTCGCTCCATCTTGGAAGGACCGCTTGAAGTTCCAGGCGGGCAGGTAGACCCCGCCGATCTCGTCGGCCGCGCCCTCGAACCAGTACAGCCCACCCTGGAACTCCAGCCAAGACTTCTCGTCGAGGTCCTCGTCGGTCATCGTGCGCTTCGACGTGATGAGCTTGATCTCACGCACGATGGGGTCACGGGGATTAGCGAGCCGATCACTGTGCATCAGCATTGGCCCCACCCCGGTGATATCCAACGAAACCCTCTTCATAGCGATCTTCCTCTCAACCTTTGAACACAGAAATTTCTAGCAGATGTGCGATCAGACTTCACGGCAATCTAGAACATCTCTACTCTAGATTTCTCATGTCATATCATGACAGATGGATAATTATCGGGTTATTATAACCTTGCCTTGCGATGCCGCTCCAAACCATGCCACGCCAGACCTCACCGTGAAGAATGAGACTGTTGTGTGTACTGCCCCTGCCTTGCCCTTCCGGTCCCAGCCATACGCCGCCTCGCCATACCGTTCCTCACCCCTCCTGGCCCGGCGTCGCCATGAGACCTACGGGCGGTCATCCAGCTCGGGATGATGACCGGAGAACCACGTGAGCGTGAAGCAGTGCCACGCGGCCGCTATGAGGTGGAGCGAGCCCGTCTCGGTATCCTCCTCCCCGCCCCAGTAAGCGTTGAGGTGGCGCTGGAGCGCTGCGTAGCTCAAGCTCCAGTCGTAGCCCTTGCGCCACTGGTTGGGGGCGTACTTCTCCGCTCCCCGGCCGTAGTGCCGAGCCAGGAGGGCGAGCACGTCGGGCGGGATGAGATCGAAGCGTTCGAGCTTGGTCTCCTTCATCCCGCCGGTGCGCTCATTCACCACGATGCGAGGTTCATCAGCCAACTCTCTGGCTTGGTTCTGGGTGAGCGAGAACCCACCGTCAGGCACACCCATCACCCATCACAACTCTTTGCATATCCACGATTCGCTCCATCACCGACTCAGCCCAGAGCGCCTCGTCGTCAGTCCACAGCCCGTGGTCTGGGTACTTGTCTCGGATGTCGACCAGTTCATCGTGGATGGTGTCGGTAGCCCGCTGAAAGAGCGACCACGACTCATCCCCCAGGAATGGGTAGTAGCCGTACATTCCCCGGGAAACCGACCGCATCGCTGCCAACACGGCAAAGCAAATGGCCTCGCCCTGCGTAAACGCCCGAAGGTCTCGTAGAAATGGAAACTCCGTGCTCATTGGTCCTCACCTCGTTGGTACCGGCGTTTCAGAGACTCATGGGAGAGGCGCCGCATCTGCTGCATCGGGTCCTGGGGCGGCCGATAGCTCTCGTTGACCCAGAACACCCAGGCGCCCGCCACATGGGCATAGTGCTCAGGATGTGGCCCGGCGTCGCTGGCACACCGAGACCCAAACGGACACACCGCTTCGCACTGCTCCGAGGTCGTCACAACAACCTCTTGAACAGATCAACCACTTCGTTCCGAAGGCCCTCTAGCTCCCGGAGCGCTCGATTCGCCTCCCGGGCCAACTCACACTTGCTATGGCGGCACTTCACCCCGCACGCCTTGAGCGCGGCGAGCCGGTAGTAGTCGCTGTAGACCGTCACGTGGACATCCTCACATCACCCTCTTCGCAGCGCTCGCACAAATAGTCAACCGGTGGCTCATCGAACCAATCTTCGACATAGGTACCACAATCATTGCAATGAGCGCGGTACCGTACAAATCCGTACTCATCTTCGACTCTTGGGTGTTGTTCGTCAACCATGTCGATACCCCAATCATCGCCGTCACTTGGGAACCTCAGCACAAGCGAGCGTGCCGGTTCGTCCCGTGTACTGAACCGCCGTGCTCACCACACGATTCCCAGAAACCCAGGCCCGAATCTTCTGATCTTTGACACTCGGATCAGGATGATGAATCACAACATCCACACTCTGACCAAAGAACTCCTTACCACTCTCCGATCTCCAGGCATCTATCGTGACGAAGTCGACATAAACCTCTACGAGTGAAGAGATGGAATTGGTACTCGGGCCAGTCTCTCGAAGACAAGAAATATATGCCTCACGGGTAGTTGAGACTTGCGCCTTGGGATGGAGGCGATCCCAGGCCGCCGCTTCGCGCCCCGGGGTAATCAGGTCTCGGAAGTACCCCAAGGCAACCTCCGCCGCCTGATCGGGGTCACCGTACTTGTCTCCCCCGCCACAGCCAGCCAGAAGGCCAGAGAAACCCAGGGCAGCCACGAGAACCCCTAGGAGCCGCATCCGGGCGTTCATTCGACCACCTCCAACGTGTCGACGTGGAATCGGTCAGCATCGCCGGTGGCGTCGATGACATAGGCGTGATTCTGGCGAATCGCCAGCACCTCCATGCGTGATCCCCACCAAGGACCGATGTCGTCAGGGTCACTGTCGCGCTCGCTACCCTTGAGGTAGCGCACGAAACTCCCGACCCTAATAAGGCGGGGGAGCGCGCCGTCGATGGCGGTGATGATGACGCTGAGACCACTCTCAACCAAATGTCCCGGGGGATTGAGATCCAACAGGTATTCAACCACCTGACGCGCCTGGTCGGTATCGAGCGTGACGGTGAACGTCGTAGTGGGCATGGTCATGACGTGGCCTCCACGAGCATCCAGAGCCACAGGACGCCCACCAGGAAGAGCCCCAGCGTGACCACCAGTGCGGTTTCGATACGATCCCTGGGCCCGGGGTCCGGGCCGACGGTCTGTTGCTGCATCACGGGTTCTCCCAGGTCGCGTGGTAGAGCTGGCGGCAGCCGTACTCGATCTCGTCGACCACCTTCAAGAAGAGCGCATCGCGATCCGCCGCATAGCGCCCCGAGCGATCGTAGGTGTACAGAGCCATCTGATGGCCGTACTGCTTGGCGAGCTGGAGCGCCATCGCCTTCTCGCCCTTGTCGCTCGGCAACAAGGTGAGGTAGTTCGTCGTGCCCCGCAGCACCTCTTGCTGGAACCCATCGACGTACACCGCCACCCGGTGCTCACAGTCCTCCTGGAGCTGGCTCCAGTTGGTCGTGGTGGTCGTGGCCCGGGCCGGGGTGGCAGCATCGCCCTCGCCCTTCCCGCAGCCCGAGAGTATGGCTCCCGCCACCCCGAGTGCAGCCAGTGCCAGGCATGCGCTTCGCTTCGGCCGAGGCTTCTTGTCTGTCATGAACCAGACTCTAAGGATTCCCAGGGAGCTTGTCAAGCCCTGATCAACACATCAGGTCCGTTGACACACCAAGAGGGTCGAGTAATTGCGTCGGGCGTGTTGCTGCCCAGACACCACCCGGCCGGTACCACCGCAGACGGCGCAAGGTCTTCCCGGCCCGGTGGCGTGGATCGGTTCACGGCACTTTCTCGTGCGCACCGGCTGGGGCCTGCCCTCGCCCCGCCAGAAGTGCAGCATGTCAACCAGGGTGAAGCCATGCAACTCGGCCTCATCGGCACACATACGGGTTTGCCACCACACCCGGCCGCTGGCCACCTGATCTTGGCACTTGATCAGTAGGTGCCGCCGGGTGACCCGGGCACACTCCATGATCCCGATGAGCATCAGCTCGTGACGCCCGTCGATGGATTCGTAGCGGGTGAGCCCGTACCGCCGATCCACGTCTTCGTTGGCAATTCGTCCCGCCAATTTATACGGCGGATCAAACACCGTGGCATCGAAGCTGAGATCTGGGTAGGGCAGGTCACGGAAGTCCACGCCGTCCCGCACGATGTCGTGGCGATTCAGGTTCGGAGGGTTCCACTTCTTCCAGAACCCTCCAGCCGTCCCGTAGGTCGGGTCCAAGATGGCGTCGGTCTCTCGTAGGTACCCGAGTCGGCGGCAAGCCAGGATCAGATCGGCATTGGTCGCGTACTTGTCGATGGCGTAGATCACATCGCCCGTCACCGCTCCCGAGCCACCGCACTCCTCGCACACCGTAGCGTTCGGCTCCCCGACCCATCCGAGCCCCTGGCACTCACGACACACCGGCACGAAATCCACCCCTATCAGCGAAATCATCAACCCATGAACAGAACCGAAGCACCGCACGATCCAGGTCGTACGGGTCGGGGGCGTCGAGTTCAGGCTCCTGGCACGGCTCGACCCGGCGCGAGGACTTCACTCGTCGGCTGCGTCTACCCACGCCGGTTCTCCGTTGATGAGCACCTGTTCGCCCCAAGTCACCGGAAGAAGGCCAACCCAGTCGTTGGTCGCCAGCAACGCGATGTTGCTAGCCAAGACGGCCAAGAAATTGTCTGCCGCCGTCTTCACTTCTTCGAGATCCCGAAATGGTGAAAAGTCATCATCTTCGGAACCATACTCCATCCACTCTTCAATCTTCGAGATGATAAAGTCGGTGGTTGGAAGGAAATAATGAGCGGGAAGCCTTGACCAAACCTCGATGTTCTCCGGAAGGTCTGCATCCTGCTCCGGGTCCCCGGTGTAGTCGAACTCCTCGATCACGTCACTCGGGTCGGTGAACATGTCGTCAGACCCGGGCAGGCAGTAGAGATACTCCACGGTCTCTTCAGACCCGGGCTCAGTCATGGCTTCCTTCAACGGTCACGTAGAGCGCCGCTCGCACTGCGCAATCCTTCGCTTCGAGAAGCTTGCGCAGTGACATCGTGCGCTCCGGGTTCCGGGGCAAGCTGGCCACGATCTCCCGGGCCAACTGACCGAAGGGTTTAGAGATCTCTCGAAGATCACGAGGCAAATGCTCGTATGCAAAGAACTGCATCATCGACTCATCACGATTCATCACAACCACCAAAACTCACAATAAATCTCCCGGGAAACATTTGGCGCAGGGCGTACCAATCTTGTTGGCCCAGTCACGGCGCAAGCGAGTTGCGTGTTCAGTGAGCCGGCCGGCGCGCCAGGTGCCGAGCACGCGCCCGCACAACGTCGTGTGCGCTGTGACATCGCGGACAACGCGTAACGCCCCGCCGGGCGCGTGGAACACAGGCCGCTTGACCTCGGCGAACACGTAGACGGGCAGGGCGTCACTCGGCCGAGTCACGGTGCCTCCTTTCGATACTCTGCTAGCAGACCATCGAGAACGACTGAGCTTTCTTCGTCGCCCGCGACATACCACCGGATGCCGCGCTTGAAGCCAAAGCGCAACGCCTCGTCGGTGAGTGCACGTAGGCGGTCGATCCCATCGAGCAGCTTCAGCGTCGCCTCCCCGGCCTCCGCGACTCCGGTGCCAGGCCGACCCCAGTGCACATTGCTCTCGGCACTTCTGCGGATAGCGACTAGTTGCTCAGGTGACAAGGTCATGACGCACCATCCACGGGCACGAGGCGGTAGAGCCATTCGCGGTCGAACACGGGGACCAGATCGCACAGCACGCCGTCGGCCGAGACTGCCTGGCCTGGCCTGGCTTCGCGATGTGGTAGCCAGCCCGTTCGAGGGCGTCGAGCACATCGATGCCGTGGCAGTTCAGCCACCTGGCGATCGCCTGTTCGATAACCTCGGTGGCGGTCAGGGCCATCAGTCCACCCTCCGCATTCCTCGCAGGTAGCGGGTGATCGGCTCAGCTTCGTCGCCTCGCACCACCCAGGCGTAATCGCAGAACACGTCGAGGACCCGGCCCTTGCTGCCGTCGGTGAGGTCGACCGTGCAGCCCTCCTCGATCGGCTTCGGCAGAGCAGCCTTGATGGCCTTCTCGACGGCTTCCATCGCCTCGCGGGAGTCCTTCGGCCAGTCAATCCAGTACCTGTCACGGATGTCGACGATGCTCTGTGCTTGGCGCACGGTCATCTGGACCGTGAACGTGATGTTGTCCATCACTGAGCCTCCACCGAAGGTTCGACAAGCCGCAGTTCATCGACAGCAACCGACAGCTTTCGGTCGTCGCCCCACAGCCACGCTACGCCATCGACAATCGATCGCACCGTGTACTTAAACTCACCGCCCCTTAATGTCACTACATCGTCAACCTTGATCCTATGAGGCATCTGCTTGACCGCAGCGATAACCGCAAGCTGCACGCTCGACGGCAGAATATTCCTCGCGGGACCCGCCTGAATGACATCGAAATCGACATTAGATACCTCGACCTCTACCCGCATCCTCGATCATCCCTGGATAGAGCGAATGGATTCGGCAACGATGGCCGGATCATTGATCGTGGGCGGCCAGCCGGTGAGCTTGCCCCCGTCAGCCACAGGAGTGCCGTTGTGGGTAGCCCCGGTGCGTCGCCAGGCCGAATCAGCGATAGCTACGTACTGGTGGCGCTTCGAGCCCGAGGTGGCGTTCCCGGTGAACCACGCCCCAGTGACGGTGCCGTGGGTGGAGAGGTGCGCCGGGCCAGCCACCGTGTCCGAGATGACGTTGCGATCGACCACGATGTCTACGGCGGGCTTGTTGTCCCGGCCGCCCCAGATCAAGATCCCGCCGTGATCCACCGAGGCGTCATAGTTGGTGGCCAGGAGGGTGTTGTTGGCGATCCGCACCCGCTTCGGGGCCTCGGTGGAGTAACTCGGCTCGGAAGCGATGTAGATGCCCGCACAGCGAGTGTTCTGGATCGTGTTCAGCGAGAAAACAATATTCTCGCCCCCGACCACCGACATGCCCCGGGCCTTCCCCGTGTTCCCGACGTTGTTGGCGAAGATGATCGACGAGCACGGCGTCTGCCCACCGTAGGTCACCACGGCGTACATGTCGTCACCCGAGCGGGCCACGGTGTTGTTCAGCACCCGACCGTTCTTCGCCCCGCCGGTGGTATGGATCGAGTCGGAGAGCGTGTCCTCCACCGTGTTGCGGAACACGGTGAACCCATCTACGCCCTCGATGTAGATACCCGCCGAGCTGGAGCGCCGCACAGTGCAGTCCCGGATGGTGACGTTCTTGGTCGAGAAGGCGCAGATGCCGCAGTGCTCGCGCTCGGCCAGGCGCTGGGTGCCCGTGCCTTGGATCACGAGGTTGCTGAGCATCGTCGACTCGGCCAGAAGCATCACCGCCATGTCGTTGGGCTTGGTGCCGATCAACGTGGCCCCGGTCTCGCCGTGCAGAACGAGCCCCTTCTTGCGCACCCGGAGCGAACCGGAGTGCAGATACTCACCCTTGGGGAAGAGCAGCACCGTGTTCTCGGGCGCCTGATCCAGCATGTTCTGGATGGCCTGTTGCTGGTCATTGGTCCCGGGCTTCACCCCGTAGGCCGCGACGCTCACCCCTACCGGCGTAGGCGTAGGCGTGGGCGGAGGAGTTGGGTCGGGAGTAGGCGTGGGCGGAGGGGTCGGCGTGGGAGTAACCACGGGAAGGTCACCCGTGCGCACGAGGTCAACGATGCCGTTGAAGTCGAGCCAGTTCGACCACGGTGCCGTGTCGGCAGGCACCACGATGTCGAGCTTTCCGTCGATCGGCACCCCGGTGACGATCTGGGTGGTCCACGTCCCCGCCGCCCAATCGTCATCGGGAGCGGTGCGAGAGAAGATGGCCATGACGCCGTTCAGCAGACGCGTGGCGGGCGGGGCAGCGCACTGGTAGCGCACCTTCACCGAGTAGACCCCGGGTCGAATGATGGTGGGCATCGCCCAGCGCCACCCCTCGTTAGGGTTCCCCCATGACCCGATGAAGCCGTTCCCCCAGAAGCCGTTGGGGTCGACCTGCACATGCGAGGTGTAGTTCGACCCGAGCGCTTGCGCCACCCGGGCGTCCATGATCGCCGGAACGGGTTCCGGGATAGGATCAGGAGTCGGATCGGGCGTGGGTTCCGGATCGGGCGTTGGCTCGGGCTCGGGATCAGGAGTGGGATCAGGAGTGGGCTCGGGATCGGGGCCGGGATCAGGTGTCGGGGCGGGGGTCACGTCGGTGTAATCGACCGAGACCCGGAAGCGCCCGCTGGGGTCGACATTGGTCATGATCACCGGGTGCGAGAAACGGGTTTCGTGGTCCCGGATAGCCGCGGCGATCAGTGCCTTGATCTCGTCATCTTCCATGCTGAACCCCTCCCTCGGCGGTCTCGCCAGGTTACCCCAGCATGGCTCACAACATCCGGTAACATGCGGCAATGCTCCACGACAATGAAATACTCAACAAGATCAATATGGGCAGCATCTATATCGATCCGCTCGACATCACCCGGGTCCAGCCTGCTTCGATTGATCTGACCCTCGGGGGCAGCTTCATGGAGTACGACACGCGCTTCACCGAGCCAGTCGACCCCATCGAGGGGGTACCCGGCATCGAGGAGTACGTGGCTTATGACGCTGACGTGATGGTGATTGCCCCGGGCCGCTTCGTGCTCGGGACCACTGCCGAGAAGATCACTGTCGGTGACACCATCGCGGCCCGCCTGGAGGGCAAGAGCAGCCTGGCCCGGCTCGGGCTCCTGGTGCACGCCACCGCAGGCTTCATCGACCCCGGTTTCAGCGGCCGGATCACCTTGGAGATGTACAACTGTGCTCCCCGGCCGATCCGGCTCTATGCCGGGATGTCGATTGCACAGATCGCCTTCATCCAGCTCACCGGCCCGGCAGTCGTTGCCTACGGCGATGCCCGACTCCGGTCCAAGTACCAGGACCAGAGCGGGCCCGTGCCGAGCCGCTACCGAGATCCCAAGGCACGGCAGCTCCTGGGGTACTAGTCCCTGGCAATCATTCGGATGCGCTCGATGACCACGTGACGATCCTCTTGACGCACCACCGAAGCGCCACCTGCCCGGCGCATGACCGAACGTCGCTCCCGCTCGGTCAATCCACCCCAGATGCCTTCCACCTCGCGGTGGCGCAGGGCGAAGACCAGGCACTCGACTCGCACCCCGCACGTAGCACAGATCGCCTTGGCTCGTCTGCTCGACATCGGCCCCGTTGATGTCGGGAAGAACACGTCCGTTTCCACCTCCCGACACGCGCTCTGATGGAACCATGACTGCTGTGCCTCAACGTCAAACACGACGCTGGTCCTCCTTCACCCCTCAACCTTGTCGGGCGAGACAATACCTCGGGCAAAGAGTGCAGTGGTGGATTGGCGAGATAGATATCTCGTGCAATCTCATGAACTGTCCCAGAGTACCTTGGTAGCTCATTCCCCCAAGGGCACCGCAGCAAGATAGCTCGCATAGATGCGAGCTTCGCTCAATGCATCCTGGACAGCGAGCATAGCTCGACCCGGACGTTCCCCGAAGTCCGCCAGAAGGTCCTCTCGTTGCACGAGATCACCGATGAACACCCGCATGGACGAGAGATCGCAGAAGCGGTGCTGAAGCTTGCTCGCCAGCCCAGACATCTGCTCCCGAGCGAAGGCGTAGATCATCTGGGGCTCGTACCCAGCACAAATAAATTTCCCGCCAACCAGGAGGGAAGCGAACGCCTCATCGATGTAGGCGGGCGAGGAACCGTAAGACACCTCGCGCAACAGCCCCGAGCGTGAGAAGCGGTGCTTGCGCTCGGGGCCCAAGCGATCCTCCCAGTGCGCTCCGTGTCGACCAAGCTCGGGGTTCACCACCAGGGCGAGCGACTTGATAGCGACCAGATCGGGACCGGTGAGCACGGCGGCCACTTCGAGTACATGGTCGAGCCGGGGGTTGTCTCCCGTGGTGCACAGAGCGATCCAGGCGTAAGTGGGTTCGAGAGGAACGTCACTCACGGCCTGGCCTGACGATCCAACCACTGGCGGTCGATGCGCCACTCCATCGTCTCGGCCTTGGACTCGGTGTGCAGCTCCCGGGTAGGCACCTCGTGCAGGAACCGCTTCGGGGCAACTTGCTCCAGTTCGTTGAGGCGGAGTAGCCCCAGTCGGGTCAGCGCCTCGTCGAGGGGCGCTGTCTTGGCCCACGTCCAGGTCCAGCCCTGGTAGGAGGCACACGAGCACCCGACGGCCTGACAGCTCGCGTCCGGGCCCTGGGTGGGGTGAAACGACAACGGGTGACCGCATCGTTCACACTTCGGCCGAGGTCGTACGGTCTGTCCCGGGGGCACTGCATCCTCCACACACCAAGCTTACTTAGGCGACTCTAGCAAGCTTGCTTGGGGAAGCGCCAGGTCAGCGAGGTACGTCCTGCTGATACTGGTAGCGCACCTGGCCATGGTCGTTGCGCGACGCATACTTACCCACATCCACCCGGCGGTAGATCGAGTCGCTCAGCTTGTTGCTCTCCTGGCCCCGCCACGAGACCACTAGATGCAAGGGCAGGGTTGCCGGGATCTCCAGCACGCAATTGGCCAGCGGGCCCTCTTCCAAGAGCGCATGGTCGATGTGGTGCCACGACTGCACCACCGACATCTCGCTGCCACCGTTGCTGCTGCTCATGGCCTCCACCCGCTCCGGCGGGTTGGGCTGGCCCCGCCGTACAACCCTTGGGTGCGCCTCAGCGACGACGACAGCCTCTGATGTATCTCGCGGTCGTGATCCATCATGGCCGACGAACCATCAAGCGACTGAGCCACCGCATGGATGCCCACGCCCCGGAACCCCTCCATGAACGCCTCCATCTGCTGTCCGATCAGGGTGAACACGCAGTTGGAGACCGCGTCGAAGACGTCTTTCGTTTGCACTGGCCCCATCGTTGGGTGATCAACCCGATTCGATTTCCGTTGGAGGAATTTGCACTCCAATTCCAATTGCTCCTGGTATGGAGAGTGGATCAAATTCATACCTAGTGCAGTCTTAAAGCACTCCGCCACCGCCCAGTTCTGCGGGGCAGTTGCCGTGCGCTCATCAATCGTTACACGCTTTGGCAAGTTGCGCTTGTGTACCTCTTGACGTATCTGGGCCATGATCGGACCCGAGGAGAACTGGTCGAACGTCACTATGGACGGAACGAAGTTGATCAGGTCTGTCACGATCTCTTTCTCGATCTGGATGTAGTCGACCCGACCATCGTCGAAGCTCCACGGGGCCCAGAAGTGCACTTTGTCGAACACCACGTGGTAGAGCCCATCGGCGTCCGGGCCCACTCGGTGGGCGATGGCCCAGCCGAAGTTGGCGTTGGAGTAGCTCGGGTCCCCGTGGGCCACGTAGGTGTTGGCCAAGACGCCCTTGTCCTGCATCCGCAGGTTGAACCCGTCGTAGGGCTCGAACATCCGATCCACGAGGTCGGCGTTGAGGTAGGTGTCGAGGACCGATGCCCAGCGTGACCGGCGCTCCACTGCGAAGGTATCGGGGTTCGCCCGCTCCAGCCGCTTCATCTGGTCGTCGTACGCCTGGATGGGGCGATCGATGGGGTCGAACGCCTTGGCCCGCACCGGCTCCAACTCGGCATTGAACACATAGTGATGGGCCAACGAGATGTTGGTCTTCGGAGACGGGTCGTGTCGCGCCAGGAATGTGTACGCCTTGTCGGTCCCCGGGACTCGCATGATCTTGTGTGCCCGCTCATAATCTTTGTAAATGTCCCAAGACGTAAGCTGGACGAGTAATTTCTCCGGGTATACCGGCTCCAACGTATCCAACTCAACCTGCAAAGCGTCCTGGCACAGATCATAGAACTGCCCGATCATCTGCCAGGGTGAAGAACCGGCGTAGATAAAGCCGTCTACCCCGAACTGATCTAGTGCCGGAGTTGCGGTGGTGTATAGCTCTTCGGCCGAGCGAGAGGCACCCGTAGCAATTACGTGAGCCATTTCATCGAAGAAAAGTAAATAGGCCGCAGGGCCGCGGCCAGCCATGGTTGTCGCTTCTTTGGGGAGCACCTCGAAGCTGGCTAGGTCCATCGAGGTATGCACACCCTGGGCGGCCAACTCTTCCCGGCGCCCGAGGGATACCTTCGAGTGCACGGTGAGGCTCTCCCCGAGCGACTGGGAGATGAAGGGCTGGAAGCACGGGGCGGCGATGATCACGTTCACGAGGTCACGCCATTGGTTCTGCACCGCCTGGAGCTTCTTCCCGGCGAACACCAGGGCGGCCAAGCGCTTGTCCTTGGCGATCGAATAGTGCTCCTGCGGGTCAACGTGGCAGAGATAGTGCCACATCACGTAGGCCCCGGAGATTGCCCCGATGTAACCCTTCCCGCCGCGACGCCCGATCACCGCCAGAACCTCACGGAACCACTTGCGCCCGTCGGCCCGGTTGATGTCGACGCGCTCCAAGATGTCGGGTTGGATACCCGCCATCCCGACGAAGCGGTAGGGCTTCTCGACGTCCCAACCTTCCTTCGGTGGAAGCCGGAACTCCATCGTGGCCCACTCTTCGAGCACCGCCATGTCGTATGAAGTGAACAATTCGCTCTGAAGGAATATCGCCTTCAGAAGCGTGGCTTGACGTGGGTAAATCTTGCGCCCGAGATATCTCGGTGAAGTAGCGAATTCGATGATGTCCGGCGGGTCGTCAGGCAGCAGGATCTTTGGGTCGGGGAGCATAGACCGCCATCAGTGGCAGGTACAACGGCCGCCACCGTGGGCCGCCAGTAGATCCTTGGTCTCCTGGCTCATCGTCTTCGTATTGATAATCCCGTCGTGACCCAATTCTAAGATGTCATTGGTTACTTCATGCACCATGCGGTCATAATCGAATTGATGATCTGAATCAACACGGCCATTGATGGTGATGGACGGAATGTAGGTTCCCTCCACCTCTTGGCCTCGGTTGTCCGCCGCAGTCCAGACGCTCACGTCCACCCGTAGCCCGATGTCGTGAAAGAGATCGATGATCTTCTTCATGAGGCTTTCGATGTCTCGCGGCTTGCCAACATCCTCGGCGTTGAGCCGATCAAGCACCTTCTCGATGCGCAGGATGTCGCTGTCGTAGAGGTCGATGCTGGAGTCCACCCCGCCCTGCTCTTCCTTACGGGCTCCCGGGGGCAAGATGAGTCCACTCATGCTGGTGCTACCTCCACAGTCGCGATCGTGGTCAGGAGAACGTCCACAAGCTCTTCGGCTCCGTCGTCCTCGTCGAACTCGATGCGTTGCATCAGGATGCGCCGCAGCGTCTCCCGCAGCCGCATGATGTCATCAGATGAGCGCACCGGGATGGGCACATGCATCGCCCGGAAGGCTGGCCCGGGCTGCACCCACGGGGTCCCGTCGTTCAAGACCACGAAGTCTCCCACGCCGCCCCGGGCCATCTCCGGTTCCCCGGGAGCATCAGCAACAACCCGAAAGTCTCGCAACATGGGAAAGGCCACTACTAACGCCGTGCGAGCCCAATGGTTGGCTTGTCCAGGCGAAAGGGAAATCTCTTCATCTTGCCCATCTTCGGTTCGACCCAAAACGCGAAACTGCACGGACCGAGCGTACCTCGATCCGTGCAGTTCCTAGCGGCGATCAGTTGAGCCGCGACGAGCAGTGGCCGCACCGGGAATGCGAGTCAACAGCCACCGCACCGCCCACCGTCTGGAGCCGGTGGCGCATGGCGGGCTTCACTCGGGGATCGTTGGCCGCGTTGGTGATGAGCCCGATCACGTCGAACATGGTGGGGCTCTCCAGCTCCGCCGCCCGCTCGATCAGACGCACCCGCATGAGGCTGGACAAGCCGTGCTCGTTGGCCACCCGAGCCAGCACCCGCTCGGGGTTCTCCACCGGGACGTTGCGCAGGTCATAGAATGCCTGTACCTCGTGCTCCACCCGGGCGAAGGCCAACTGGGCCTGGCGCTCCAGCTCATCGAGCACCTCATCCACACTCTGCCCCCGGGCATCGAGCGCATGGGCATCCTTGCGGGTCACCATGCCGTTGGTGCACACCGGGCGGTACTGGAAAGGCATCACCCGGGGTGCACCCTTGGACTCCAGCTCGAAGCGCAACCCGGCCTTGGTGATGTCGTCGATCTGGGGATCGCCCAGGCGAGCCTCGGGCATCACGTCGGACGCAACCACCTCGAAGGTGAACAGATCAGGGGTGGCGTAGAGGTTCACAATCTCCGCGTCCCCGGGGAAGATCTTCCCAGCCGTCGAGACGACCTGGAGGTTGGTGATCACGAGATCGTTGAGCCCGTGGAACGACGAGATCCCCTGGTCGGGCACGTAGGCCACCCGAAGCTCTTCGTTGCGCCGGGCGATCAGCTCCCGCAGGATCAGCTCCTGAAGACCCGAGTCCTGACGGGAGAGGAACTTCCCGGGAACGTTGAGCATGTCGGCCAGGTGGGAGATCGAAGTACTGTTGGCGGGCACATCGATCGTCCGGGAATCGCTGTCACGACGGAACGAAATCGTCCCCGTATTGGTGAGATCAACGTAGATCTCGTTGGCCCGCACGACGGTGGTCACCGCCTCGGAGCCGAGCATGGCCCGCAGGTCATCGATGGTCAGTTCGGGTTCGGCAGCAAGAAACATCGCACACACTCCGGTCAAGGGTTGGTGGTTGGTGGATGTCCTAACTCTAAGCTTCCTGACAGAGCCTCGTCAACCCCTACAGAAGAAATTATTTCTCTATCCTTCGTACCCCTCGGTGTTCCACGAGGAACGTCGGCCCGTGGACTCCACCAGCTCCGCCGTGGCTTCCACCACCATCACGTCGTGGCTCTCCTGGCCTGCCAGCCTACGGAGCACCGGGTTGGTGGCCAGCGCCCGGGCGATGGCTCGTTGCTGTTCCTCGGTGGTGTGCTCGCGCACCGCATCGAGGTAGGTGGCAAAGGCTTCGGTGTAGGTCTCCTCCCCGATCGCCTGCACGTCTTCATCGAGCGACATGGCCATCTTCACGATGGCGATGGCATCGCTCGGCTTCATGTTCGCCTCCATGGCCCCCGACTCGATGAAGTTCTCCGCCGATGTCAGCAGATCGTCGAGCAGATCCGTCGCCCGGGCTCCGGGGGTGTCGTACCCCTCGGCCTCGCGCTCCACCCAGTGACGCAGGGCGGCATAGCCGTCTCGACTGAGCATGCACGTCCGCAGGTGACTCACCACGTGAGGCATGTCGATGCGATCGGTGCCCTCGGGCAACATCTTGTTGATGGTCTGCAACGACCGGCGTCGGACCAGAGACCACTCGATGGCCGACTGGCACGGGTGGTTGCAGATCACACAGTGCCCCCGGGCGAGCCCGAGCGGGATGTCTCGGCCGCCGATGCGCATGATGAAGGCGCTCTGGGGCGTCACCGGCATCGTCAGGTCCGATGTCTCCTTCAACACGGAGATGGTGTTCACCGAGATCGGCATGGTGGTCACTCCTCAGCAGAGTCGAACGATGCCCGAGGGTCCACCGGGAAGTCCTCCCTGGTCGAGTATCGCTCCACGTGCGACTGTAGCGTGTCCATGTCAATGGCCGCCATGTTCTTGAGCGGTGGCGCTATACCCTCCCGGCTATTGAGATGCCGGTGCACCGGATTGTATACCCGACCAAATACCCCACGGCGAATAGCTGGATCTGGGGTCCCAGACGCCACGTAGACCTCTCGCGAGATGCGATCCTGCGCCTTCCACGGGGTCAGGACATCCTTCTTCTCGCTGTGCGTCTTGGCCGACTTCAGGCTCAAGCGCAGGATCTCGTCCGCCTGGTCTTCGAGCTGACGATTCACACCGTAGCGCATCCTGGCCATGCTGGAACCTCTCCTGTTGGAAGTAGAGACGCGACCACAAACCCCAGGGCGAGAGGCACGATCCCGGGTCCCAGACCCCGAGCAGCCCCGTCGGGAGGCGATCCCGGACTACCTCTGGGGGCTGGAAATCGTCACTCCGGAAGTATAAGAGTTGCCCCTTATTGATCATCTGGAGAATATTCTCCAGACCCGAGGTGGCATACATCGCAACCGGATTTGTCTCTGATACTCCCATCATCAAGGCAACTTCACGTTCCTTGAATTGGCGTACCAAACAGAACTCAATAGCTTGGTGCTGACGTGATGGGAGCTGATCGAGGATAGAGTAAAGGTACTCCATATCCCAGATTGTGATCTCAAGCTTTCCGTACTTCACGGTATCAACGCCGTGGTCTTCATACGTAGATCGAAATAGTGCGAGGTTGCGGAATAGCTCTCGCAGCACAGCGACAGTCAAGCCCGAAGACAGGGCACCAGCGGAAGGTAACCGACTCACCGACGAGCATAATGCCAGAATTCGTCACGAATCCGACGGCATCCCGGGGAACTCGCTAGATCAAGGTGTCCTTGAGTCGCTGACCGAGATCTCGCATACAGCGAACAATGGCGTCAGCCCTGCGGGAATAGGCCGCCGAGAAGATGGCGAAGTACCGATCCTCGGCCGACGCTGCCTTGGCCGTAGCGGTGCGATCCTCGATCGTCGGGCGGCCCGCCGTCTGGGGACCGGTGTAGGCCACGGAGAACGCCTCCTCCCATACCCCCTTGGCCACCATCGACTCCGTCCAGCGCTCGGCCGCCCGTTGCTCCCAGGCAAAGAGCCTGGTCGTGATGGCGAAGAGGAAGTTCTCCTTCTGGGCTCGGGTGAGTCGGTTCCAGTCCTCGTCCCACGAACCGTTGGGCTTGCGCTTCCAGATGATGAGTCCCACAGCGTCACGCATCGGCATGCCGGTGGCGTCCAGCTCGGGGGTACGCACGATCTCGAACAGATCGTTCATCACTACGTAAGCGTCCGCGAACTCGTGCACGATGTGTTCGTCGATCTCGTGCAACATGCGGCGCACTAGGGCTCCGTCGGGCCCGGTCCAATCGGTGCGCATCCGGGAGAACCCCGGGGTGCGAAACTGGGCCTGGTGGCCTTCCTCGGGCAGATGAGGGAGTCCATCCACCTCGATCTCGGCATCGGCCAGCATCGACTCGGCGTGCACCACCTCGTCAACCTGGGTCTGCCCTGAGGCTCGCAACCCCTGAGGATCACTCATCGCCCCTCACCCGCCTTCACACTCGAACTGCTCGCGCCACCCGGAGAGATGCTCCCACACAACCAACCATGCATCACGCTGGTCAGCAGTTCGTATCATCCGCTCGGATAAATTAGGCCACTTCTGGATGAACGCCTTCCGCACCTGGGACTTCCCGGCGTTGGCGAAACCGGTGAGGCGGCGCTTGGCCGCCTGGGCTCCCACGTCGGTGAACGGGATATCCAGGCTTAAGGCGGCACCCACCACCGCCCCAGCGGACAGCAAGCTGGATTCCCGCTCGATCCCGGGGCGTCGTATCGGAGGCCGCTCCAAGCACACCAGGCTGGGCTCGTGCTCCATAAGCAGATCGCGCACCTGAATCTGCAAGTTCTCCGCCTGCACGAGCGGCTGAACCATCTTTGACCACCCCAGAGCTACCGCCGGGTGCACCCCGTCATCTCCACTGAGCGTTCCGGCGGTGATTGGATGAACCTTCAAGCCGTCGAGGCGTACGAAGACGTACCCGCACGCATTCAGGCTCTGGTCGAACCCGGCGATGATCATGACGGAAGCACCCCACCCGCCACCGGGCACACGGTACGCATCGGGCACGAGGCAGCCACCGACGACCCCGGGGCACAGCACGGCTGGGGCAGGTCGGGGCCCAGAGCGATGCGGTACTTCTCCTTGAGCGACGCTGCGATGCGCTCGTCATAAGGCACGTGGAACTCTCGCAGCTCCCACGGGTAGCCGAGCGCCATGAAGAGCACCACCGCCACTCGTAGCCCCGAGACCCGCATGTACTCCTGCACCTGGAGGTAGTATTCCGGCCAGGTATTCTTGAACGCTTCGAGATCGAGACTCTTTAGTCGTCCGAGCTTCGCTAAATTGCTCGTCTTAAATTCTAGTAACTGCCGATTGATACCACCGAATGGCCCGGCAGGGAGTTTCAATACACCATCCATCGAGCCCCGAGAGTGAAGCTCGTCATCCACGGCGGGAACCTCAGCCGCTTCCAGAACCCCCATGTCATCCAGGCACATCTGGATGAACGAATGCACGGCAGTACCCATGGTGACCGACAGCGTGCCCATGTACTCCTTGGAGGTCAAGATCGTAGCCTCGGGGTACCGACAGTGGAGCCAGAGCTTCCGGGCGGGCCAGATGGGGTGGGTAGACGGATGGAACCATCCATCGGGCGCTCGATGCATCGAGTGATAGTGAAAGTCTACGGAAAAGTCTTTGGGGAATTTCGCGTCGAAGAGATAGCTGTGCAAGAGAGGTATCAGCACCGTCCCCTTGTCCATCTCCACCACGAACTTGCGGAAGGCCGGTCGGGCGGCAGTCACCGCTCCTCACCTCCGTTGACGATCTCCAGAAGCTCCTGGAGGTCATCCCATCCGATCACCGCCAGATCCTGGTCCACCCGCAGCCCGGGGCCGTAGAAACGCAGCAAAAGCATCGGGCGCTCCCCGTGTGACTGCTCAACCGTCTTGTCCCACATCGCCAGACTCACGCCGATCGACTGCTTCTCCGTGGCTTTCGCATCCCAGGCGAAGGCCACGCGCTGCTCCATGCGGTTCTGACGCCCGTCGAGAGGGTCCCTCCATTGATTCCCGGAGCCCCTCGGTACCCGGCCGCCGAAGAACTTCGCCGCATCAGCCTCGTGGCGATCCGAGAGCTGGCGCGTGATATCACGCCGGGCCATCAGTCCTCCGCCTCGTCGCTCGGATCACCCTTGCGGAACTGCGGGACGGCCTTGGCCACGATCCTCTCCAACCGTTCAGCCTCGTCGCTCTCTGCCGATTCTTCGGGCTCGTCGTCAGGATCTTCGTCTTCGGCGTGCACTTCGTGGGCCACCGCAGATACCGCCGCCTCACGAATCTTGACCATCTCCCCGGGTTGGGATCGCAGAAGATCCTTCATCTTGTCGAGGCCCTGCACTTGCTCGCCCGTGGTGACCAGGGTGTACCACGACCCACTGTGCTGGATCATCCCGACATCTCTTCGCATTCCCAGGGTGATCACCTCGTCAACTCGATCTACGCCCCGGGGGCCGTAGCGATCCGTGGCCTGGTTGAACAGGTTGAACGTGGCGATGCGATGGGGCGGGGCCACCTTGTTGCGCTCAACCTTCGCCCGCAGCTCGTAGCCCACGACGCGATCCTCGCCGTCTATCCGCACTTCGTAGGGCTTGGTACCGGTGCGCGAGAGCTGCACCTTGTGGGTGGTGACGTGCTTAAGCGCCCACCCGCCGCCAGTCGTGGTAGTCGGGCCCCTCATGGCCCCGATCAACGAGCGCACCTGATTGAGCAGGATGAAGATGGTGTCCGTCTTGGCGCACTCCACAGCAGCGATCTTCACCATGCGAGTCACGATCTTGGCCTGGATGGCCACCACTGCCTCGTCGGCGTCCTTCTCCTTCTCGGCCTCGGGGATCATCGCCCCCACCGAGTCGAGCACCACCATGGAGAAGAACCCCGAGCTGATGATGTCCTTCACCGCGTCGGCCACCGCTTCCGCCGACGACGGAGTGAACACCCAGAGCCGAGAGGTGTCTACCCCTACGCCCTTGGCCAACCCCAGATCAAAGGTCTGCTCCATATCTATGAAAGCGACTTGCTTCTTCGGATACGCCTTCTGCGCCTCGGCAACACTCACTAAAGAGAACGTCGTCTTCCCGATCGAGTCATTGCCCCAAATCTCGACTAAGCGACCCTCAACCCACCCACCAACACCAAGAGCATAATCAAGGGCGAAAGATCCAGTCGAAATAACCTTGTACGGAGCACGGGTCTCCGCCTCGGTCAGCGGAGTGAGGTGAGACTTCTCGAACTTGGACAAGAAGCTCTCGAAGGCACGGTTCGCGGACGGGGTAGCCACAGGGAAGAATCCTTTGCATGCAGTTCGATCGTGGAAAAGAATTGTTTACTAGGCGGGCATGAGCCCCTCGACCACCCAGCCCCGATCGGTCTTGGAGAGCACCCCGAACATCAGGCGCTCCACGTAGACATCGATCCTGATCTGGGCCCACTTGCGGTAGAAGCACACCGCCCGGAGCTTGGTGCCGTCATGAGTCAGGAGCCCGAGGAAACCCATCGGGTTGCCGTTGCGATCGTTGCGCGTAGAGCACGACTCGATCTGCACGCACACCATCACCCGCTGGCCAGCACTGGCCGCATCGAGGTCAGCGCTTCGGTGACACTCCTCCACCAGCTTGGGGTCGAGGTCATCGAACGGGGTGGATGATAGGTACACACCCAGCATCTCCCGCTCGATCCCCCGCACATCGCTCTCGGTCAATGGTGCCACACTGCCCAGGTCGGGTGGCTCGATTGGCTCATACTTCCAGCACGCCCGGGTGCACTTGCTCGGGGGACCCTTCTGGTTCTTCTTCGGGGTCCCGTCACGCTTCAGCTCCACCGGCACGTCCGACCAGTCTCGGGTGCACGGCAACCCCTTGACCCCCAGGTGGCTCTCGTTGCGCCAGCGGCAGAGATTCTCCGACTGACGCTTGACCCACTCCCACTCCGCGATGAGCTTGGCTCGATCAGGGTGCAGTGAGTCGAACGCCCCGATGCGCACCAAGCGATCGATGTCGGCCGAGTTGCACTTGGTGCCCCGGCGCTCCAGGAAGTCGGTGAAGCTGGTGTAGGGCCGCCCAGCCAAGATGGCCTCGTAGGCGCTGTCACCCACCCCAGCGATGTCGGTGATGCCGTAGCGCACGGTGTAGCGCAGCTCGGGCTCTTCCAGGGCGGTCACCGGCGCACCACCGAGAACCGTCGATCCGAGGTGTTGATGTCGGGCGGAAGTGGCGTGATCCCTCGCTGGCGCGCCTCCTCGATGAAGTCCGGGATGCGCTTGGCGTCAGCCGTCGAGAGCACCGCCGTGAGGAAGGCCAGCGGCTTCCGGACCTTTAGCCACGCGCAGTTGTGTACCACTATTCCATCCGCCAAGAAATTATGTGGAGCCTGCTCCATGACTATGTCATACATAATAATCGGTTTAGATGGAGTGATACTGACAATTGGCTCAAACGTGACAAACCCACCAGAACGCATAATATCCTCTTCAAGAAAGAAGTGTAAGTCATGGTCTACGTAATTGATATCCTTGATTACAATATACGGATCATCACCAAACTTATTCTCGAAGTATGACTCATGTCTATCCAATCCATCAAACTCTATGAATACACCCTTCACACGCCAATCAGCAAACCCTGATCCAACCCAAACCTGAGACTCATGATCTATCCCATGTAGATTGAACCATTCACATATAAATCTCTCGTTACTGGACGCGTACCGGTGACCACACTTTTCAACCACGCCCCTGCGACAAGCACCCCAAGTACCTCCTGTCGCAGACTCTACCAATTTCTTAACGCGACTTTCACGTTCATCGCTATCCATGCGAGACCATCCAAGTTTCGCAGCGGTTGAACGTAATTCAGTAGGCAGCGATTCCTTAGTGCGCTCAATTCTTAATCTCTTATCATCCTGGCTCATCCCCTCCCAGTGACGACGCACCCCCTCAGCGATAGCCCGGCGCCTCTCGTCAGTCATCACAGAGACGCGCTTCTCGCTAGCAACCATATCTCCAGGAAGTAATTCAGAAACCTTCTTGTAACCGTCTGGCGTAAGAATCCTATGATCTATACTACACTCAAGCCTCTTATTAGACTTGGTTCTGACAACCCACCCCATAGTCTTAGAGTGAAGATCATTGGTTCGTATAACCTTCTTAACTTTACCCCGGATGGTCTTGCCAGTTTCCTCATCGAAGCAAGCTACATGGTCAACACCACGCTTGAATGCCTTGGAGACACTAATATACTCTTTATTGTCCCAATCATATATCTTAGTTGCACCTGAGACGCACCAGAAGGCTATAGTGGCATATCCAAATGCATGCGCATTACCGAAGCTATACTTGGCGAACTCCTCCATCTGCTCCCAAAGGGGTTCGGAAACAGATCGAGGAACACCGTTCTCCTCACAGCGATGGACGAACTTTAAACCGGCTTCTTTCGCTTCCTCGACCTTCTTCTTCCCGAGAATCTTTCGAACCTCGTCCGCTTCGTTCTCGTCGTATTTAGCGAGAATCATGCAGACGCTGAGGATGTCCTCCTGGTAAATAATCGTGCCGTATCTCTTCGAGAGCACCTGTTCCAGGAGTGGGTGAGGGAAGGTCACCTCCTCCTCACCGTGACGACGGCGCAGGAAGGTGTCGGTCAGGCCGGATCGCATGGGGCCGGGGCGGATGAGCGTGATCACGTCGGCCAGCTCCTGGATCGACCGGGGCTTGTAGCGCCGACACATGGCGGTACCGGCGTAGGTCTCGATCTGGAACATCCCCAGTGTGTCACCGGCACAGATGGCGTCCCATACCTCGGGGTCGTCGTACTCGGCGGTCCAGGAGTAGAAGTCGATGCGCTCCCCGGTCTCCTCGGCCACCCGAGCCCCGAACGAGGCGGCCTCTTGGGCCAGGCGGGAGTCGATGTCCACGCCCTCCTGGAGCGTGTCGAGGTTACGGATGGTCAGGAGGTCGAACTTCACCAACCCGATCGACTCCAGCGCTTCCATGTTCCACTCGGACACCGCGTGACCGCTCGGGGTGTAGCGCATCGGCACTTCACCCTTGAGCGGGGCATCGGTGGCGATCACCACGCCCGCCGGGTGCTGGCCGTAGGTGGAGAGGCGCCCCACGATCTTCTCCGCCATCTCGAACAAGAGTGGATACTTGCTCGACCACTGCTCGTACTCCTGGGGGAACGCTGTCCACACTTCATCCCAGGCCCGCCCCAAGCCCGCCGAGTCGGCTTCGGCCTCGTCGATGATGGCACAGATCATCTCAATGTCCGGGAAGTGAATCTGGATCGTCGACCCGAGCACCTTGGCCAGCGAGCGCACCGCTCCCTTGTTGCGGAGGTAGGTGTGTGTCCCCACCCGCACCACGTGATCCTCGCCGTGGTAGTCGATAATGAAGTTGGTCAACCATTCGCGCATGGAAGATGGGAAGTCGACGTCAAAATCAGGAAGCCCCTTACGCCCCGAGGTGAGGAATCTCTCGAAGATGAGTTCGGCTTCAACCGGGTCTATCTCAGTTATGTTCGCTAAATAAGCGACCAAACAGCCTCCACCACTGCCCCTTCCGGGGCCGACTAATACCCCGTTGTCCCGTGCATGGCGGCAGTAATTCGAAACCATAAGGAAGTATCCACAGAAATCCTTATTAACCAGGAGCTTCATTTCACGAGCAAACCGCTCTTCATAGATCTCCTGGGGGAACTTCTTGCCCACCGTCTTGTGCCAGTTGTTCAGGCAAATCTCGGTGAGGCGCTCCACGTCCCGGCGCTGAGACTCCTCCCTCGTCGGGCGCTTGGAGAACACGGGAGCCGAGCCTCGGGATCGAATCGTGGCGTCACACTGCTCGGCCACCAACGAGGTGTTGCTGATGGCCTCGTCCACCACGGCGGGCGGGAGGTAGCTCAACGAGTGTCGAGCTTCCTGCTCGGAGAGCAAGTGGTAGTCCTCGTCCCCGGCGAACAGGTCGGCATCGTCTTGCAGATCGGAGTCGGTCTGCACAGCGATCCACACCTTGTGGCACAGCTTGTGCTCGGCGGTGGGATAGTGCGAGTCGCTCACCGCCACCACGGGTAGCGAGAAGTCTCGGGCCATCGTGATCAGGCGCTCGTTCAGGAGCTTCTGCTCGGGCATCTGGTTGGTATGGATCTCTAGGTGCACTCGGCCCCCGAAGATGTCGATCAAGCGCCCCAGGCGCTGGTTGGCCAGCTCGTGGTTCTCGTTGAGCAAGGCGGCCGACAGCGGGCCCCGCAAGCACGCGGTAGACACCATGAGCCCCTCGGCGTGGCGCTCCAGGGTGCTCCAATCCATCTGGGGTTTGCCCCGGTACTTGCCCTCCCGCTGGGCCTCGGAGCTGGCCGCCCAGAGGTTTCGTAAGCCCTCCTCGGTCTGGGCCCACAGCACGAGGTGCCAGTAGTCCTTCCCCCGCTTCTGCTCCTCTTCCCACTGCCGAATCAGACGCTGATACTCGTCCTCGTCCTTGAACTGCGTCTTGGCCGGTTTCCGCATCGGTCGGAAGAATCGATCGTCAACAAAATAACTCTCGATGCCATAGACAGGCTTGATTCCGGCCTTCTTCGCCTCGATCTGTAAGGCGGGATGTCCCGAACAGACACCGTGATCGGTCAGCGCCAGGGCAGGTTGATTATTGCGTACAGCTTCCGCAACCATTTCCGAAACATGCGAGTACCCGTCTAACGCTGAGAATTCACTATGTGAATGGAGATGGACGAACGAAGATTTCGGAGCAATCGACTCTTTCCCAAGAAGCACGAAATCCTTGAAAGACGGCAAGTAATCGAACCTTCGGAGTTTCTCCGGGGCAATGGCGTAGGTGGCATCCACCCGGTTCTCGGTGCGCTCGTCGAGCCACTGTTGCACTGTGATGCCATACCACGCCGTGTCGTCGGTGAAGGCGATGATGGTCGGGGTGTCGGTGAACGCCCGTACCCAGAGATGCACCGGAATGAGGAACCCGGCGGGCTCCCGGCGCAGGGCCAGCGTCCGCATCCCGTGGTCGTCCTCGAAGAGGCTCGGGGATGCATAGGTATGTCCGTTCATCGAGAACGTCGAGCCGCCCAACGGCATGAGCGACAAGATCCACCGCTGATACTCCACCGAAACCTCTTCCAGGCGCGTCGAACGAACGAAGTGATCCCAGGAGAGCGGAGGTAACAGCCCCACCGCCCTCCTGGGAACCCCCTTGGCCCTCGGTGGGTCTAGGCGCCCTGGGGCGCAGCGGGCGGAGCGTACCCCATGACTCGATCCTGGAGCGCCCGAAGACGGCTCTGGTCGATGTCGTTCGTCGGTTGCTGGGGCAACGCCTGCGGAGGTCCGGCCTGAGTCGGTGCCGGGGCAGCCTGCGGAGCAGCACCGTTCGAGTTGTTCTGCGCCGGAGCGGACACCCGATGATCGAAGAAACGGGCGTAATACTCGTCGTTGGAGCGGGAGATCACCAGATCCTCCAGCGGCTGACCGATGGGGTAGAGCTTGGCGACTTCGGGGTCGCGCAGGTCGTAGCCCGGGATGGCGTCCATGGGCACGATCGAGTATGTGGTCGATACTCCCGATCCCCGGCGCTCGATCCAGTAGTCGCGATCCACAACGGTGCCGTAGGCGCGAGCGAATCCCTTGAGGGGAGAAAAGAAATTCTTCCACCCCATGTTGATGATGACGATGTCCTTGATCGTCTCGGTGACCGTCTTGCCGTCGCGCTCGAAGCTCACCTCACGCGTCTTGTCCCGGTACCCCGAGACACGACCGTTCTCGATGACCTGCTCACGCATGCAGGCATAAGCCCAGGAACGGGCAGTGGTCTTGTAGGGCACGCCCTTCTCGTCACGCATGAACTCCGCAACGTAGTCGTTGCTGTACACGTTGGCGAAGGCCGGGTCGGAGCGCGACACAGCGGGCATGCTCTTGGGCCACGTACCCGAGAAGTCAGCCGGAGCTGGCTTGGTGGGCAAGAAGGCGTACTGGTCCACCGTGATCCACTCGTTCTCGTCCGTGACGAACCGCACGTAGCAGCTATCACCGTCAGCGAGCGAGAAGAATTTCTCCCGGTTGAACGAAGTGAACTTGTTGGCTTCCTCGGCGGCATCGCCACCACGGCGGAAGGATGGTGCGCTCATAATCAGGGTGTCCTTGGGTTTCAGGGTGATCAGCAGCGCGCAGAAGAAGTCAGCACAATCAGCTAAAGCTCAGCGAAATCAGCAATGTTCACTGCACGAAGGATGATCAGCGGTACTCAGCGGGAAATTCTGTGTTCAGGGAAATTCAGCGGTGTTCAGCGTAGTGCATTGGTTCGTCGGCATGAGTCTGGTGGCATGGTGCAGTGTGTCGCACGCTCGCTCGCCCGTCGGCATCCCAACGAAGAGAGACGATAGCAGCCTCCGCCAGCTCCGTCGTGGCAACCACGTCCACGTTGAGGAAGAAAATCGGCCCGCTGCGCTGCACGACCACCTGCCAGGACTCCTCGGAACGCATCACCCCGACCTTGAGCACCCCGGGGATACGCACCCCCAGGGATCGAGCAGCGATGGCCAGCATCAGGCGCCAGCGGGCCATCAGCCACGCCCGGGGCCCGATGCACAACGTGTAATGGCCCCAGTGAGCGTCCCACTCGGCCATGACGTTGCTCGTCTCCTGAGCCGAAGGACGGAGGTCCACGGGGTGGTCTTCGCGGTCCCGCAGCTCCTGGCGAACGGCAGCTTCACGCTCGGGAGGATCGGGCTCGGACGACGGCACGGCGTCGTCCAGCACAGCATCGCGCACCACGGCAGACAGCCACGGATCGAACCACAACTGGCCGATCTGGAGTGCGTCGTACTCCCGGCGGGTCTCCCGGTTCAGGAGCACCTTGGCGATGTAGGTGAGTCGATCGTCATGGCGCCCCCGGGCTCGATACGCCTCTCGTAGCGTCTCCCGAGGGGCATGCGGGTCAACCCCCAGCTCTCGGTAGTACCCGTTCACATCCCAGATGACCCGGTTGACCAGATCGAGATCAAGCGACCACGACGCCGCCATCTGCCCATACTGCCCGAGCAGCGGTTCGAGCACCTTGGCGGTATAGACGGTTGAGGCCAACTGCCCGCACCAGGAGCACAGTGAATCCAACCCCAGGGTGCCCACCAGCTCCGCCCCCGTGACCTTGGCGTCTGATGCGCACGTATCGCAGAGGAAGACGGTAGGCGAGGTCACGACTCTGCCTGCTCAGGTGTCTTCTTCTCGTCCTCGTCGCCGTCCCGCTGGATCTCTTCGAGGGTGGGCGTAGGGAACTGCTGCGCCACCTTCGGGGTGCGGATGATCTTACCGGTGCCGAACTTCCTCAGCATGAGTGGCTCCAGGGTGTCAGGGCGTCCGGTGGGCGCCACAGCGCATAGGGGATTCGCTGATCGAGCAGCTCGCGATAGGTGCTGTCGTCCAGATCACCAACATCGGCCGCGTAAGGCGATGGTACCACCCACACCGGGAGGTATCGCTCCAACGCATCACCAAGATGTTGGGTGGCAATCCACCCCGCCTGATCATTATCAAGCCATAACGTGACATCTCGATGGTCGGATAGCAGCTCGATCTGGCGATCGGTGACCTTGGCCCCGAAGGTGGCCTCGATGTGGGGATCGAGGTGGTACTTGGTGAGCACACTCAACATGGACTCCACCACTACCACCGACTGCCGGGGATGGTGATTGAAGATCGTCAAATCCTTCGGGAAATCCGGCGATGAAAGATACTTCGGCGTACCGTCATCAATGAGACGCCGCGTCTGCCAACCCACCAGATCACCCCGCCAGATGTGGGGGAGCACCACTCGGTGCGACGAGACCCAGTCGTCACCCACCCGAGTACGGAACTCGCCGTAGCCCACCCGGAAGGCCATAGCGGTCTCGGCCGGTACCCGACGCACCTCAGTAACCCACGGGTGCAGCTTCAACCAGGGGTCGAGCGTCCGCAGCGACATCTTGGGCATTACCTGGGCCGCCAGACCGATCTCGGGGCTGTAGACCGCGTCGATCCAGTCAAGGAGCTTCTGCACGCCCTCCTCGCTGTCGTCATGCCCCATCTGGGTGGTGAGCCACTGGCGAGTCTGCTCGGACTCTTCCCCACGGCAGGCACCAATGAACCACAGAAGCCCGCCGCTATTCTGACACCCCAAACAATTGAAAGTTAATTTCTCGAAGTTAAAGGCGGCCGAAGGGTTGCGATCACCGTTGCTATGCCCACCGAAGGGCAGCGGGCACGACACAATCATCTCGTTGCCCCGCTCGGTGACCGAGGTGACCCCGAACTCGGCCAGGAGCTGGCGGGCCAACATGCGCTTCTCATCAAGCGACATCAAGGACGTGGCGAAGGGCACACCCCCACCGGAGCGGGTGTAAACGGGTGGCTCAGACCCCCGGCGGAAATTCGGGGTCGGCTTCACGAGGCACTGATGGTGAACTCGTTGATGGCGCTGTAGATCCCCAGATCCACGTTCCACCGGCAGTCCCAGTTCCTCGGGTCGAACCGTCGGGCGGCGAGCACTTGGAGTTTGGCCCGGCGCACCGCCTTGTCGTCGCGGCTGGCGTAGATCCCGAAGACCATGTCTGCCGTGCGCTCGATCTCGGCCGAGTCGGCCATGAAATACATCTCCAGATGCCCCGCTCGCTCGGCCGACTTGACCCCCTCGCGGTTCACTTGATGAGCGAGTACGCAAGAGAGCGGTTCGCCCCGGCCATGGTTGAGCTGCGCCTTGAGCCGGTGCAGAGCGTCACCGATGCGCTCGGTCTTGGCCTTGCGGGGATCAGGCATCTCGACGAAAGTGAGCTGATCGACGAGCACCGACTGCACCCCGTGCACCCGGGCCTCCCCCAACATGGCATCGAAGCTCCGGCGCCCCGGGGGTGGTTGGGCCACGATCAACTGGTTGCTCCGGGTCTCCACGTGCGCCAGCCAGTGGTGGATACGTTCCAGGTCCTCGGGGGTTGCGCTTCCCGCCTGCCAGGCGCGGTAGGACACGCCACACGCCATGCAAGCGATGCGATCCCACGTCATGTCGATGGTGTTCTCCAGTGTAAAGAGGATAACATCACGACCATTGTTCCACTCTGTCAAAGCAGTGTGAGCCAAGAAAAAGCTCTTCCCAATCTTTGGCCCCGCAGCTACAATTGCTAGCTCACCACCATGCACACCAAAGGTGTGCCGGTCTACTTGTTCGAGCCCGAAACGTAGGCCGCGAATCTCGCTCGTCCCGGCCCGGTCCTCGTAATTCCTCAGGGCGGTCTGGGAGCCCTCGCGTACCCCGGAGCGATAGATCCGGCTATCCAAGCCGTTCGAGATACGCAAGAGCAGATCGGCATGCCTGGCCAGGGCGTCGGGTCGCTCGGCCGCCGAAGCTTTGGCCACGTCGAGGATGAAGTCCTTGGTCCACGTCGAGGACTCGGCGTAGATCCATGAGCCCTTCAGCTCCTCGATGGCCCACTCGATGGTGGCCTCGGGCTCAGCGTCGAGGTTCACCTCGTGGTGATCGAGTTCGTCCCCGAACTTCTCCCGCAGCACCGCCACCGTGGGAGCGGTGCGGTACCCGCTCTTGGTGTAGTAGTCCTCGGCATAGGCGACCACCGCCCGCAAGGCATCGGTGGAGATCAAGCTGAGGTCGAGTCCCTCGCGCACAAAGTACGCCAAGCTGTCTTCGTCAGTGAGGTTCTGGACCAAGGAGACCTCGGCCAAACGACTCACGAGACCACCGACATCATAAACGGCTGAATGAGCCCGAGTTCAATGTTGGCCCGCCGAAGATCCTGAGTCTTCTTCCGGTAATCCCCCTCCGGCGTGGTGAAGAAGCATTGCTGCATTCCCTCGTGCATCAACGAAAGGATGTTATCACCGTACTTCTGTCCGATTTCGTCGAGCGAGAAGTTCGAGGTGATGAAGGTCGGCTTCATGGCATGAGTACGGAACCGGAGTAAGTCGTCAATCATGCTCCGGGCCGTCGCCGTGGCGATCGCCCGCAGTTCGGCATTGCTCCGGTACTGGCTCTGTTGGTGCTCTCGCCCGATGTCGTCGAGCACGAGCACCTCGGCCGATCGCACCCGGGCCTGGAACCAATCCTTGTGCTCCTGATCCCGGTACCCCTCGTGCACCATGTCGATGATCTCGGCAAACGTCGTGAAGAATCCATCGGCACCGTGGGTCGCCATGATCGACTTGAGCATCACCGCAGCCACCGAAGACTTGCCCGCCCCATGATCACCGTGGAGGAAGAAGCCCATCCCGTAGCTGCGATACCGGGGCCAGTTCTTCACGTACTCATTCGAGGCCGCATACGACTCTGCGGTGAGCCCGAAGAGATCGGGCCAATCCATCTTCTGATGCAATCCCTGTATGCCTCGGAAAGTCAGCCATCGCTGCAATATCCAATGGTCGTCGCACCGACAGGCATAGTCAACCGTCGAGTACATCAGCGCTGGGTCACGAGTGTACCACCCGAACCATTTGAACGTGCCCGTACCATGACAGATCGAGCACTGATCGGGAGACCGAGGAAGGTCAGGTCGCAAACGATTCAGGCGATCGCTTTCATCGTTGCGCAGTGTCCGCACGACAGGCGGAAGCTCAGGAAGTTCGTACAGCATCTTCTTCAACCACGAAGTTCGATTTGTTTGTTGTTTGTGCCGCTTGTCTAGCGGTAATTCCGAATCTCTTCCAAGCGTTCAGCGATCGGCTTGGCGAAATACGGATCAGTGGCCTTGCACCAGGAGTTCACGGTGACCGCCTTCCCGAGCCAGAACCCATCGCACACGTCGAAGATGTAGCGAGAGATCGGCCCGGCGTCAGACCCCCAGCGTTTGGCGAAGCTCTTGAAGATCCCCACCAGCTTGGTTGGGTCGTAGGTCTGCGCTCCCCGTCTGGCTTGGATCTCGGCCACCACGAAGTCCCGGAGGTGTTGCCACTCCCAGCGCTCCGCCTCGGTCAGCAGGTGTAGCCGCGACGCCGACGGTACGGACCGCACCGAGACCGTCGTCACCAGAGTTGACGAGGTCGATGAGGTCGATTCGTCAACCACGCACGGGAAGTTGCGCATGATGCATCCTTATTTCAGGAGTCTATAAAGGGGACCAGCCTTTCGAGAAGATCCCCCGTGCGGGTGGCATAGTACCCCCAACCCGGCCGCCGTTCAACCCGATGTAGCGAACGTCAGTACGGTCCGCTGGGCGCCCAGGGCCTGAACCCTGAGGATGCGAACATCATGGCTGCCGCCAGAGCGTTGGCCCGTGGATCACGACAGTCTGCCCCAGGCATACCAATAGCCTCTGCTCTTCCTGCCCAGTATTGTGGAAGATGCTGAAATAGCCCGCAGGCACCTGAAGAACAGTTCTGAACATCGGGATTCCATCCCGATTCACGAGGTGGTATACGCAGGAGCTGTGCTGCCGAGACACCGTACTGCTCAGCGGCCCACCGCACGATGGCTTCCATCTCGCCTTGGTCCGCCGTCATGGGCGCTCCACAGCCTTCCCAGCGGCCTGTAGTACGCCGCTGGGCCTGGGGTGCGATGGATGCCCGGCGAAGCTCTTCTTGAGCCCGCTGCGCCTCCTCGGCGGCCGCCCGTTCAGCTTCGGCTTGTTCGGCCGCTAGGCGTTCCTGCTCCACGCGCTCGATCTCTTGCGCCTGAGCTAGTACCTCGGCCGCAGCTTGGGCTTCCAGCTCGGCCACCCAGATAACAGCGAGCGCTTGGGTGATCTGCTCGTGCGCTAGATCAGCGGGGGTGGGCACCAACGCCGTCGGGGTGCTCGGTGACGAGTCATCGGCTGACACCAAGGTCACCGATCTCGCTCCGAACACCCCGATCAGCAAAACGACGAAAAGTCGCGGAAGAACGGCTCGCATGCGCTTCTCCACACCTAGGGTGCGGAAGAGCGTAACCCTTCTGTAACGTCAAGACGCGGCAATCGTCACATGACACACCGAGAGTTGACGACTTGCTCGATCGTTCAGCCCTGGGTGGCGAACGACGGATTGATGCGGGGCGGCTGAGGGGCATCACCGAGAGTCGATGCTGCCGCTTCTGCCGTAGCCACCTCGACCGATGCCGCAGCCGCCGGGGCGCTCTTGGTGGCGTTCTTGGCCACCTTGGTACCGGGACGGCGCCCCCGCTTGCCGTACACCTTCAGATCCAGCGTCGAGCCGTCATGGAGCGTCGGAAGCACCGACTCCAGCTCGCTCCACGCGATGTCGATCTGCGCCTCGTGCAACACCCCGTCCTGACCCTTGGCGGTCATGCGCAGACGCACATGATCCTCCGGCTGCACCACGGTGTCGGACAGATCACTGCGGTAACCACGAAACCCGGCCATTAGAAGACTCCCTCTCGCCCGACCACTAGCTCGGTCAGCGTACTCAGACGGTGGTCGCGCAAGAACGTCTGGTATGCCGCCCAGCCGATGCCGTCATGCGAGGTCGGACGAAACTCGGGTACATCAGGAATCATCGGAATGACCTGGGGATGGCGGAGGTCCATCAGTGCGATGTTCCGCTCAACCAAGTCCCGATGCATTGTGCACCGCGGTTGTTCCATCAGGTCCTCGATTCGGCCCCGACTAGCTTTGACGAGGCTAGCAGCACGCTTCGGACCGATACCGGCAATCCCAGAAATGTTATCGGAAGTATCGCCCACGAGAGCGTTTGCCAGAACCAGATCATCACGGGTTACGTCAGTCTTCAAGGCCACGCGTGCTTCGTCCCACAACTCCTCCTCGGGAGTCATACCCTGGGTCGGGCGTATCTGGCGCACCCACCCTTGCTCGACGAGCTGGAGCAGATCCTTGTCCCCCGAGACCATGACTACCTGAGGCCGCTCAGGTCCCGGCCGGAGCGCGTTGACCACTCCGGCCACGAGGTCGTCGGCCTCGAACCCGGCCATGACGAGCTGGTAGACGTTGGCGAAGGCCAGCCACTGGCGCATGAGGCGCAACGAGTCCCGGCGGTTCGGGAGATCACTGTGGGTCGGGCGGTTGGCCTTGTACTCGGGGTCGATGTCGGCCCGCCAGGAGGGGCCGCTGTCCCAACACACCGCCACGTGTGTCGGGTCGACGAAACGACAGTACCGGTGCACCATCCGGGCGAACACCAGGAGGGGACCGGTGTTCTCCCCGCCGCCGGAGAGGGTCTTGCCCGCCATGGCGAACACGGCACGCATCCCCAGGTTGGTCCCGTCGATGACCAACCAGCGCTGATCAGCGGGACGCATCCCCACTTACCTCCTGGGTCACCGGGCTCCCCCACCGGCTCAGGGCGCACACGTCAGCAATGTTCGTGCACAAGTCGATGAGTCGGTACGCAGCGTCCAGATGGGCCCGGGCGCTGGGGAGCATGGCCGATGGCACGAAGAGCACCAAGGAGCGCAGCACAGCATCACGTTCGGCTGCCCGGCTGGCGATGAGCACTCGTACCTCCTCGGCCAGCTCCTCCGCATCGCTGGCCCGAAAATCAGCCACCATTTGCTCGTGTCCGTTCACCGGTTCGGGGGTGAACGTAGGGACGGGCTCGGGGGCGGGTTCCGGCTCCGGGGTGGGCTCGGGTTCGGGAACGTAGGGCCGATCAGGGGTACGTTGCGTCCGGGGACGCGGGGGATCGGAGATGCTCCCCTCCTCCACCATGAACTCCACCGAACGGCGCGGCTCGACGTAGCCCGAGTCCGGCGGGAAGTTCTCCTCCACCCAGAGCGCCCGGCGGCGCATCGATCCGGGCTTCTCCTTGGCTGCGCAGGGCCCGGCGTGGCCCTCGGGCAACCCCAGGCTGCACGGGAACGCGACTACACCTTCATCGACAAGGCGACGGCACTCAGACATAAATATTTCCCCAGGACTCGGTCAGATCAGGTTGGCGTTATCCGACGCCGTAAGAATCCCATAGCTGAGCGAGATTGCGTGGGCAATCTTGAGCCCGGTGTAGAGCTGCGCCCCGGTGATCGCCCCATGGGCCGCCGCGGCGTGCAACACTGCTTCCACGTCGGCCAGGTCGTAGAACCGGGCCCCGTGCTGGGTTCGTTGTCCGATCGGGGTTCCATCGGTGTCGGAGAGGTCACCCACCCGCTCCCGCCAGCGTACCCAGTGATCGGTCCGGGCGAAGAACACCTTCGCCACCTCGGAGACCGAGAACGTCGGTGATCGATCCATGCTTATACCCGCGAACAATCGTGCCGACGGATCGATGTCTCGATCCACCAGCACGATGCGCACGAAGGGGTCGGTTGGGAACTTCTGCGGCACCTCGGGAGGTTGAGGTGCCGCAGCCGGACCGGTCACTTCTTCGCAGCCCGCACGTACAGCGAGCCCACCGGGACACCCTTGGCGGAGATGGCCTTGGACAGCTCCCCCACCAGCTCGGGCCGCTTGCGCAGGTGCAGCATCAGCTTGTGCTCATCGACCAGGCGCACCGGGGTCGTCATGGCCAAGTAGTCGTCATGGGTGAGCGGCGAGTCCGGGTCGTCAGCGAGCGCCTTGAGAGCTGTCTCGGAGATGTCCCCGCCGGAGCCCTCCCGCACCTCCCAGGACCAGCACTTCTTGGTCCCGTCGATGTTCTGGTGAGCAGCCACCGTGAAGTGGCCCCGGTCGTCGATGAAGGCCCCTTCGGTGTCGCCGTCCTCCCGCAGGCGCTCGTCGAAGTGGTTCACGATGGTGTCGCGGATGTCTTCCTTGCGAGCCTTGACCATCTTCTCGATGACATCGAGCGTGGTCCGCTCACCGTGGAGCGCAGTCAGCTCCGCCCCCGAGAGCTGCCGCTTCGTGTCGGGCACCACGGTGCCGTAGACCAGAGGCAGGCGCTCCAGGGCAGCGGACTCTTCCGCGGTCACTGCCGCCGGAAGGGCAACCGTGACCGTTTCGACAACCGTGCTCGCCGGGCGAGCCAGGACCTTGCGGAGGTCGGCCAAGGAGACGATCTTGCCCTCGACAAGATCCTGCTCCAGGGCCGCCGGGATGATCTGTGCGGTGTTCATGTGATCACCCTACCGAAGAATCCTTAGAGTGTCAACCCCAGATCAACCAAGACCACGTTCTGGCCACAGACTGTTGGTCTCGGGGGTCGAACCGGTAACACTGAACGGGCGGTAAAAGCCGTAGTGCACAGCAATCGACGAAATGTAGCCCAAGATGGCGGTCACGAGGGTAGTCGTCGAGAGCACGGCAACCCCATCCACCACGGTGATGGTGGCCACCACGGCGCCCAGGGCGTTCAAGAACAGGTTGAGCAGCACCTTGACCACGTCGGGGGCCTCGACTCGGGTGAGCAGCCCGACCACGATGGGCAGAACCGTGCCCTGGAGCACTGTCCAGACCATGATCGACATGGTGATCACGGTGCCCGTCTTGGCCGCGACGGGTTCACCGTCGGCCGCCGCCGGGCCAGCGAGGAGCAATACGAGCCCCACCACCAGCGACACAAACGCCAACACTCTCTTCATGAACCCACCTTTCGTACGTCTACGCCTCTTCGAAGAGGCGAGGACGCAGATGGCAGGGCAGAACATCGAACCACTCGGGCCACAGCATGCTCGGGTGATACCCCAAGCGCACCGCCATACGGTCCGCTTGCGTGTCGAGCAACCCGACGACCAGCCACCGCACCACGGTGCGATCAGACACCCCGAGCAGCTCCGCTAGGTGATGAGCTGACGTTGCCTCGGCCACATCCCACAGGGGAGCCACGGGCCAACGTACGGAGTTCTCGTTCGTCATCGGGCGGGAAGAAGGTTGGGTGAGCGAGTGCGACAGGAGGACGGTACACCTACCGCGACTCGCTCACCCGAGCATCGAGCACGATGGCGGTCTCGCGCTCTCCGCCGAGCACCACTCTAGCTGAGCCTCTCCCCCGGGAGCGGCAATCACTCCACCACGGCCGGGTCACCTCCGTAACGGATCAACCTCCGGGCTCGCCGCTTGCTGATCGCCTCCCACCATCCAGCACCCATGATGTCACCCACTTGCTTCCAGATGATCCATTGGCAACATTCATCGCAGAAGGCGACATCTTGATCACGAGGAGATCCCGGGAAGAGAAGGTAATCACTCGGGGTATGAATATGCCCAGAGTATTCCCTCGGAGGACGGCGGAAATACTTGACGGTCAAGCTGCACCCCAATTGTACGGAGATTCATGACGAAAGGAGACCACAGCGTGACGCATCCAGGAGGGATCAGTGTCGAGGTGCGTCACCCCGGTGACCACGGTGTGCAGTCCCGCCGCGGCCTCGATCCAGGCATCAGCCAGCTCGGGGTACAGCACCATGAGCGCCTCCAGCTTGGTGACCAGATCCCGTACCGTCACCGGAGCGGGGGCGGACCACGGCACGTGATGGATCACCGGTCCGCCCCTTCGAGCGAGACCCAGGCGTCGAAGTCATCGTCAGCGGGGTAGTACGCCACCACCCCCAGCACTTGATGATCCCCCAAGATAATTATTTCGGGGTCTTCACTGCCGATCATCCGCTTCTGGATCTCGGTCAACTTGGTGATCAGCTCATGCAATCGCACCATGACTCCCCAGATCGGCCTCGGGGTGGAAGAACACAGCCACGTCCTCGAACCGCTCGGTCAGCGGCGCTGGGGGGAGTGACTTCAAGATGCGGCGGCCGTAGCCCTTGGTGAGCAGGCGCGAGTCCAAGATGGCCACCACGCCCCGGTCCGAGACCGTCCGGATCAGGCGCCCGAACCCTTGCACAAGGGGGAGCGTCATCTCGGGAATGATGTAGTCGGAGAACGCGTTGCCGCCCCGGGCCTCGATCAACTCGGTCTGCGCCGAGACCAGCGGGTCGGTCGGGATGGCGAAGGGGAGCTTGTCGATCACCACCAGCGAGAGCGACTCACCTTGGATGTCGATGCCGGTGAAGAACGAACGGGTGGCGAAGAGCACCGAGTGCACATCCTCGCTGAACTTGCGGGCCAGGACCTTGTTCGGTTCCTCGCCCTGCATCAGGCAGGTGTAGGGCAGCATGTGCGAGAGCGCCCGATAAGCGGTGCGCATCTGGGCAATCGAGGTGAACAGCAAGAGCGCTCGGCCTTCGGACTCCCGCACCAGCGAGCGCATCTCCACCAACGCCATAGATGCCCAGGCTTCCCGGGTGGCCGCATCGGGGGCCGGGAGGTGCCGGGGCACGTAGAGCAACGCCTGGGTGCGGAAGTCGAACGGCGTCCCGGCGTCGAGCGAGCGGTAGTCGGTCAACCCGAGCTGGCGAGCGGGGTACTCGAAGCCCCCGTCGACCTGCACGGTGGCCGACACCAGGATCGACGTGGCCCGGGGCCACAGCGCCTTATTGAGAATCGGTCCCACTTCCACCGGGGCCGACTTGAGCACAGTGATCACCCCATCGCCCCGCCGCATCGTCTCGTGCTCGACCGAGCGCACGATCTCCCGGTCCGAGGTGAGCACGATGTCCACCAAGCGAGCGATGAGGTTCTCCACCCGGCGGTACAGCCGATGCCAGCGCGACACCTCGACGCGGTCACGACCCTTGCCCTCCCAGTCCTGGAAGTGGGCGAGCACAGCCTGAAGCGACTCGATGACCGCCACCCACTCGTCCTCGAACCGCAACACGTCGCTCTGGCGCATGCGGCCCTCATTCTCCGCCAAGATTGCCCACAGGTCCTTCGTCGCGAAGGACACCGCTCCCAAGAGCCCGTCCATCTCGGCGTCGTCAGTGTTCTGGCGCATCCATACCCGGATATTTGAACAAATCTGGGTAAAGCTCCGCTCAGTCAATCGAGCAGTCCAGGCGTTGCGGGCGTAGCCATCAAGTTCGTGGATCTCGTCGACCACCAATACCTCGAAGTCGCCCAACATGGCCCCGGGGGCTCCGGAGGCACCGAGCATCGCTTCGATGCACAACATGGCGTGGTTGGTCACCACCACGTCAGCCGCCAGGGCTCGCTCCTTAGCCCGCTCGGCGTAGCACTCCTTGCCCCACGGGCACATCGATGCCCCCGGACACTCTTCGCTCGACACGGTGAGCGTGGCCCAGTCCGAGTTGGACACCTCCATCCCGAGGTCGTCGCGCTCCCCCTGGAACTCGTCGTCCTCGGTGCGGTCCAAGATGTCGATGATCCCGGGGATTCGCTGAGCTTCCGGGCCCCGGGCCGCTTCGAGACAGAGGTAGTTCGATCGCCCCTTCAAGAGAGCAAACGAGAAGTATTCCCCGAGATTCTCCTGCAAGAACGGCAAATCCTTATTCGCCACTTGATCCTGCAAGGATTTCGTCGCCGTCGAGAAGATTGTGCGCTTCTTAGAAAGGATGGCTGGGATAAGCGTGGCAAGGCTCTTACCAGCTCCGCAACCAGCTTCCGAAAGAAGCGTCGAGCCATCAGCGATGGACTCCTCGACAGCTTTGGCCAGCGCCTGTTGCTGGGGTCGCTCCTGGTAACCCGGGAGCGTGGCGGCCAGGCGTAGCTCCGCCTCGGCAAACGTGGTGGTCATGGTCAGCCCGATCTCAGAAAAGAATTTCCGCTAGGAAGATCGCCCGGTGCGGCGATGACTGGTCTCGCTCATGTCTTCCATCCAGCGCTCGATGTCAGACCGGAGCCACAGCGGCACTCGGGACACCGTGCGGAATGGTGCAGGGAGGTTGGCGATGCGGGGATGGCGCTCCGGCCGGGCTCGCATGCTACTCAGGCTCTGTCGGGTCACCCCGAGAAGAGCGGCAAGCTCCGTGCTATCCAGCAGATCGTCAACCTCCACGAGGTTCCACCTTTCTCTTGCGCTGAGATTCAGCGTGATGCCCCTGAAAGGCATGAAGCAAAGCCATGCTCAACGCACCTTCCAGGTTGTTCTTGCGTTCGATCAACGGGAACCACTGATCACGATCCCGCAGGTTCGCAGGAAGATACACCACGGACTGGAGGGGCTCGGACCAACGCCACGTTCCGGGATGCTTGCCCGAGTGCACGTTGAACAGCAACACCCCGATCTCACGCTTGCTGGTCATCAGTGCATCGCCCCGGTTTCCCAGCATCGGGTACCGGGGCGCACGAAGTCGCCGCACTCGTCACACTCGATCATCCCGTGGGGCGCTCGCGAGCGGTTCGAGCGGCCGCTGTCACTCGTGGACTTCGGGGCCAGGTAGCCATAGACGTAGTCGCCCTGGGCAGTGGCGAACGGCGCACCCAGGCGCACCACGGTGTCGATCTTCTCCGAGCCGTCCTTCTTGCGGATGCGCACGGGGCCTTCGCGCACCTCGCTGACCGGGCCGTAGGCCACCCAGTCACCCGTCTTCGCTCTGCGGTAGGTCACCGTCATCTCGTGTGCTCCTTCAACCTTGAGGGACCAGATCATCTTGCCACCCCGGCGCCCGGCTTGTCAACTACCGGTTGATCATGAGTTGCCTTGCCGGAAGGAGGGAATGGCACTAGAGTGCCCAACAAGCGCAGGTTCCGATGCCGACGGGTTAGCGATCCCCGCTCGGTAATCCAATATCCGGCGCTTCTTCAACCGGATAGAGGCCCTCGGACCAGTGTCCGGGGGCCTTTGTCTTTCCCGAACGGAGTACCCATGGCCGAGCGCTTGTTGGCGCGCATCAACAACTGGATCGAATCGTGGATGGAGGAGTTGGACAACGGGGACGGCGTGTTCTGGGAGACCACCGTCTTCCCCACCCCGACCGATGGCACCATGCTCTACCTCTCGTTGGCCATCCCGGGGGCGCTCCCCGAGACCATCATCAACCGGGGGTGCAACATCCGCTCCCCCTGGGGGCTCACCTCAGATCAGCTTCGAGCCACCGTTGAAGAGTCACTCGACACGATGCGCTCCGATCGCGTGAAGCAAGCCGCGGCGGCCATGGGGACCGACGATGGGCATTGAACCGACCTGGACGTGCCAGGTCTGCGGCACAGTGATGATCGTTCGCCCTGGATGCACTAGAGAGCGGCAACTACCTCCACACGCAGTCAGCCCTCGGGTACATCGCGCACTCCGGAGACATCAACGCGTGCTGCCTCGGTGTGCTCGTCCACGCCGCCGGGGCGGCGGAGTGTGACGACGATGATCTCTCTGTTGATGGATGCTCCGACACTATCCCATCTGAATGTCGACCGAGCTGGCTTTCGGATCGACATATGAACGCGCTCATCATTATCAATGATGAGGCCGACACAGTCGATTACTCGGAACAAATAAAGTACATCAAAGAAAACCTCATTCCCTGAGCACCACCCGGTGTGATGCCGTCAGAGGTCGGGCGTCCTGGCCTGCCCACCAGCGCAGCAAGGCTCGCTGTTTGGCCGGGCTCGCCTGAGGCTTCGGTACCCGACCGAACCTCGGCGGTGATGCTCCTGACGGCCCAGACCCAGCCCGAGGAGCCGGGGTGCCCCCAGGAACCACTACCGGCCGGAAGCTCGAAACCTCGGGCTCGATCACCGGCATGGGTTCGTCCACCATGGAGCCCGGGAGCACGAAGTCTTCCGCCCCGGCGGCAACCCGGCGCAGGTTGTACCGAGCGGCCGAGATGCTGAGGCAGCGCACCCGCTCGTCGGTCATCCCCATCTTGCGCTTGATCATCGTGGAGCGGGCCTGGTCGAGGTGTACCACCACCTCGTTCGCGGAGAGGTCGTCGGGGATGTTCCCGACCAGCGAGGGTTGGCCCTCGGGCTGGGAGTCGCCGTCATCTACGCCCCGGGCTTCCCAAGCCAGCCGGTTGGCTTCACCGGCCACCCCGCTCGGCACCACCGCCACCAGCGTGTGCTTCTCGCGGTTGGGGTCTCGCTCACGCCAGTTGGTGATCACAGCGTAGTCGCGCAGCTCGAAGGTGGCCGAGCGAGTCTTGTACCCCGGCTTGACAATCTCTTCGAGCTGGTTCCAAGGCCCGAAGCCTGACCAGCTCGCCGGGTAGAGGAGGCACTCGAAGGCCCGGCGCTTGCCGAACTTGCGCAGTGACATGTCCTGGTCAGCGAAGAGCCACATGCGGTCTTCGAGGTCCTCGATCCAGAAGTAGGACACATCGGGCAAGCTCTTGCGCTTCCGGTCGGACCACCGATCCAGGATGCTCTGACGCTCTTCGGCGTCGGCGGGCTCGAAGCACCCCACCCACGTGTCCCGGCGCTTGCGGTGGTGCATGGGCGGGAACACGTAGTGATGCCAGTTCTTCTTCTTCGGCATCTCATCCGGCTCGAAGAAAAGAAAATCTACGTCCTCCAGGAGGACCGGAACCCTGATCTCCCAGCAGGTCCGGCAGGTGGTCTGGCGGCAGAAGAGTCGCTTCAGCACGAGCTTCTCGTCCCCCGGGCGCTCGAACCACCCCATCACGTCGCAGTGATGATCGGTGTCGAGTCGAGGTTTCGGTGGCCTAGGGCTTGCGCCCGTTACCAGATCTGCGGTAGATTGTCTAGGACGCACTGAAGCTCCTTCCGAGTCTAGGACGCACTGAGGTTCACCTCTGGTCTAGGACGCACTGAGGTTCACCTCTGGTCTAGGACGGTTCACCTCTGGTCTAGGACGCACTGAAGCTCCTTCGTGTTTGTCTGACGCATTGAAGTTCATCCTTCTTTGTGTCTGTTCTTTCGCAGGAACAAATTTCAGAGCCCGGTGATCTTCCACAGGTCACCGGGCTCTGCTCGTTCTACTCCCCCTCCGGCTCCGAAGCAAGCTGATGGATCGCTCAACCTGGCTCGCTCGGCTGCTCTCAACCCAAACTTCCGGTGGATCGCCAGGAGTCGTTTTCTTTTAGGTAATTACTACTAAAGACGATCCACCGGAAGTTGCTCCAGGCGGCCACCCTGGTCGTTCAGCTCGGGGCTCGTCGGGATGGTCTGGGGTTCGATCACCGCCCGAGGTACCTGAGGGACCCTCCTAGACGCCTCCGGCGTCCTCTCTGGGTCCTCCATCATCGGTGTGCCCCGACCCTCACCCTGGACCGGCTCCGCAGGATGATGTCTTCCCACTCTCGCTGAGGCCATCGCGGGGAACCGGACTGTAGAAGAATAAATTTCTTGGAGAAGGTTGACCCGAGGATGCTCCGGGGGTACCGTGAAGGCATGGACAACGAACTGTTGACGGACGCCGAACTCGACGAGTGGGAGCGCACCTACGCCCTGGAGCACGGGGTGGCCGCAACCACTCCCGAAGAGGAGGATTGGCTCGACGCGAACCCCGGTTGTGAATGCGAGGTTGATTGGAACTGCGGCTGTGGCCGCTGGGGTGGACACACCCCTGAGGACTGGATGACCACCTGGAAGGTCCGGGGCTGACGCTCAGTGAGCTAGCTCAGACTCTAAATTCTTTAGAGTAGAGCTAGCCCTGAGGCTCTTCGGTCACCGGTTGCCGGATCGCTTCGGCCATCAAGGACCGACGCAGCTCGGCCGTAGGCCGCTGCACCGAGACTCCCGCTGCCTCGGTGGCCGACACGAAGGTGTCGAACCAGGCGTTGCGCTCCATGGCCACCTGGGCCAGAGCTTCTTCGACGGTTCCCCGGGAGATGAGCGTCAAGGCAAGCACTGATTCTTGCTCGGAGTCAATGCGGTGGATACGGTTGATGCGTTGCTCATAGATAGCGTGCAAGCTGGGCATCTCGTAGTTGATGACCACCGACGCCTCGGGCAGGTTCACCCCTCGGGAGCCCGCGTCGGAGGAAACGTAGACCTGGGCCGGGCCGGAGCGGAAACGAGTCCGCTCGTCGTCACGCTCCTGGGCCGACTGCTGTCCATGGCACTGGGCCACCGAGTAGCCCGCCTTGGTGAGCGCCCCGACGATCAACGGAAGCACTGACTGGCCGAAGAAGGTGAACACCACCACCTTGCGGCCCTCTTCGCGCACCAAGCGGTCCAGATGGTGCAGGAGAGCATCCAGCTTGGGCGCCGCCAGCTTGGCTATGATCTCGCCCAGGTTCTGCTGGGCCCAGACCGCCAGGTCGCTCTGTGAGGTCAGGAGCGAAGCCGGGTGGCACGCGAACTGGCGAAGCGCCATGAGCCCGCCGCCGCCGAACTGCTCATCGGTCTTGACCAAGCTGGTGTACACCTTCTTGGTGGCCGCTGGCAGCTCGACCCATTCGAAGGTCTCCACCTGGTGGGGGAACTCGTCGATCACGTCCAGATCGAACTTGTCCTTCACCTGCACGAGATGGGCGATGCGCTCGTAGAGCGTCGGCTCACCTGGCCACACGCGGTCATGGTCCCCGATGTGGTGGTAGCCGAAAGCGTTGCCGTAAAGATCCCGGCCGCCTTTGACGTAGAGTCGCTCGAACTCGGCCACCGAGCACGCTGTAGGGTCGAGCAAGCGAGCGATGTTGAACACGTTCTCCGGGCTCGACTCCACCGGAGTGGCGGTAAGTGCCATCGTGCGCACCTCACCGTGCTTGCGCATCTGGCCCAAGAAGTGCTCATGGTGGCGATAGATACCCGAGGACCGGTTCTTGAGACGACTGGCTTCGTCGTAGATCACCAGTACCCGCCGGTTCTGGAACACTCCGGTCAGCGGACCACTGTCTAGGGCTCGGGGCTTGCCCGGGCGCTTCTGGGCCATGTCGTTGCGCGAGGTCTCGTAGGTGGTGACCAGCACGTCGGGCGGATCGACCAGTAGCTGGAGGCGATTGCTCCCTAGATACCCCTCGACCCGCTCGAAGTTACAGTAGGTGCGGTAGTCACCGATCCATTCGGTGACCTTGTTCGCCTCGCACACCACCAGGATGTGGTCGATGAGACCATCCTCTGCCAAGAGGGCAGAGGTCATCATTGCGATGTGGGTCTTGCCTATCCCCGTGGAATAAATAATCAGATTATTATCACGAAGATAGCTAGTCGCCGCGGCCTTCGCCTGGAAGAGGTAAAGGCGAGGAGAGCTGTAGAACGGCCCGGTCACCGGTCCACGTAGTGCTCCAGAGCGAACACCCACTCGATCTCCACCTTCCGCTCGGGGTCGGGCACCTCCAAGGGACGCACCAGGAGGAGGTCGTCGTCATGGTACACCTCGACGTGCAGGATCTCTGCTCCGCCGGGGTCGAGCGTACCCCACAGGGCCACCGCGTCTGGGGAAGTGATGACCTGGACGTGCTCGGTGCACCCGCCGACACGGAAGCTCCAGCCCTCGGGGGAGTGCAGGGCGCGCTCGATGACCCGCAGGGCGAGGATTTGCTGGTTCAGGTGCAGTTCGATGGACATGGGTGGGAACCCCCTTCAGCCGGTGGGAGGTTCCCCCATGTTATCCACATCAAACTGTGGAAACCAAGTGGAAAATTTCGATCGGTTAGAGCAACGTGATCGTTGCGGTGTCCACCGGTACACCCAGCGCCGTTTCAATCAGGCGGATGTAGTGCACCTCACGGCTCGTGGAGTCGCTGAAGGTGACGCGAATGTTGTCGATCACCTCGCGCTCGTAGGAGTCCGAATACTCGTTCGAGTAGGTGAAGCCATCGACCGGGACGTTGGTGTTGAAGCTCGAACCTTCGAGCCACCAATACTGGGGTACCGGACGCGACCACCGCTTGAACTCCGGGTCCTCCTGGATCGGGAGCCACTGGTCGTAGACCGACACGTTGGGTCCCCGCTGAGGGTTGGAGAACCGGTGCGTGGGGTGGTTGACGTACTGGGGCCGGATCTGCACCGCCGAGAGATGCAGGTTGGCCCGGTAGGCGGTCAGACGCCAGCGTAGGGCGTTACCTGGCCGAGGGAAGGTCAAGAGCCCGTGGGGGTTGTTCTTGATCGTGTAGGCGGGGATGTAGTTGTTCCCGCCGTCCACGGAGAACTCCCATACCAACGACTCGTCGAAGAGCGAGAGGCGGTCCACCATCCAGGTGTCGGTGCTCGGACCCTTCTGGATGAGGCGCACCCGGAACAGGTAGCCCGGCACCACTGGCTCAGGGTTGGTTCCCTGATCGACCAGCTCGTCTTCCCGGGCGAACACCAGGCGCACTGGCTCGTCAACGATGGTGCGGTACCCAAACTCGGGCAGGTAGAAAGATTCTTTCCCGTAATCGCCCAAGAAGTAGCTCGCGGTCCACTCCACGGTGTCGCCCCGCTTGGCCACGATGGGTTCCTCGACGAGCACCTCGTCGTCCTCGTCCACGATCTGCACCCAGAGCTGGTTGGTGAGATCGGTGATGGCGGTGATGCGTGCCGCGGCGTGGATGAGGCCGTTGGGGCTGGTCTTCACCAGTGGGCTCTGGATACCCCCGGCGTCGACCACCGGGATCGGCGGGGTTCCGTCCCACCACTTGTCCGAGAGCACGAGGTTGTCGATGTACACGGGGTTCTCCGTGGCGCCCCGGGCAGCGTTACCTCCGTAGAAGAAGAACTGCACGCCGTAGGTCGTGGCGGGAACCCAAGAGGAGTTGTAGGAGATATTCCAGGCCGTCGGTTCGATGAGCCCGGTCCAGGTACGAACCTTGACTTGGTTGTTCCGGTGCTCCAAGCGAATCCGCCACGTCTCTCCAGACACCATCGTGACCGGAGCGACAGCGACAGCCGTCATAACACCGCCGGACTGAGTTAACAGTCTTATTTGGTTGCTTGATGGTTCGATTCGTAATACCCACCCAGCCGCAACGAAATCGTGATTCCATAGGAGCAACACAAAATGTTCACGAGAGGTATCGCCAACCGTTACGTCAAAGACTGCGGAGATATCCTTGGTAGGTAGTTGCGTAGTTGCGAATTGATTGACAGCACCGTACGCTGCCGCCGTTCCGTAGACGCTCTTGAGGCGATTATTCTGGATGGTAAGATAACCACCAGTAGAAGACGACTTGAAATTAGCATGTGGGAGCGTCGCCGGGTCGGTACCGTTTGGCGCATCGAAATCCATGCTGTAGAAAACGGTTCCCGGAAAGTCACTGGGGAGGATGCTCTCGGGGGCGCCACGGGTGGAGAACACCGGGTGCACAATGTCACGAACGATCCCTTGATCGAGGGGGTCCGCCGTGACCGGCGGGAGATATGCCCGGCGGATGAGCACCTGCTGGTCGTAGGTGCGGTACTCGATCCAGGCATCCCCGATCTGCTGCCAGCCCTGAGGATCGGTCCAGTTGTAGTCCGTCAGACGGGGCGAGCGGAACTGGTCATCGGGCAGGAGCTGCACCGGGTCGGAAATCTGGGCAGCGAACTGCAAGGCGCTGATGCGGGTACGAGTCGGGATGATGGCCGACTCGACAACCGCCGGGTTGGTGATCGAAGAGCCCGACCACAGGTTGCCTGCGGTGTGCGACCATTGGTTGACCGCCAGCCGGGTGGCGTCGTGGAGGCGCTCGTTGATCACCATCGGGTTGTCCACCCCGCGGTGCGAGGTACGGGCCGCTCGAATCTCCTTGAGCCCGACGAAGAAGCCGATCTTCTCCGCCTGCTCGTAGATGATCGTGTCGTAAGTGTGCACGCCCTCCTGGAGGAACCGGGGACGATCCGAGCCGACGTGCCAATCGGTGAACCCGTGTGACCACGACTGCGAGCGCAAGCGCTGCACGCCACTGGGGTCCGAGGAATAGAGCAACGCCGTCGGCATGATCTTCGTCTGGTCGGGCTCGGGGGTGAGCGAAGGCGTGTCGCTGTAGGTGCGCCACTGCCGAGAGAACTCATCAAAGGCCGGGATGTCGATCGTCGGGTCTTCGCGAGTCACCACGTGGGTGCTCTGCGCCACCTGAGGGAACACCTGCACCGCCCGGTGCAGGGGCATGCGCACCTCGATGGGCTCAATGACGAGCTGGCTGAACTCGAACTTCCAGAACCGCGCCTTGATCGGCGGGATGTCGAGCCACCCCTTCTGAAGGCGGTAGTCTCGGGGGATCGGGGTCCAGCGCAGTGCGGCGAACCCGTTTCCTGGACCGCCGACCAACCCGAAGGGGTTGCTCTCCGGGTCGACGAAGTTCCGGTGCATCCGGAGGATGGCGCCGTTGGTGCGCCCGGTGTCCACCACCGCATGCACGGCCTTGACGACGTACCCGTCAGGATCGCTCAGGAAATCATTTAGGTCTTCCAATCCGCTTTGGTTGATGACCAGCTTGCGGATGACAAAATCCGGCGGGATGGAGAGACCGGGGTCGACCCCGATGCGCAGAGTGTGGATCGATCCGACGAGCGTCATCGGGAGTGTTTGGGTGATCGACTCGATATCGCCGTAGGTCACCTGGGCGGAGATCGAGATGGTGCGCTGGCTCGCTCGGTACTCCACGACGAGGCGAATCACCTGCCCATCGGACCACGACAGCGGGAGCACGGTGTCACCGCCGCCCGGGGTGGCAAAGACGATCGACTGATCGGAGAACTGGCAGGTGAACTGGTCGAAGCTGAAGATCGCGCTGTCGGCGTTGTCACCGGAGAATCGCGGCTGCACCTCGACCCCGATCCACCAATCACGCGTGTGATCAAACTGGATCAGCGAATTATCGATGAGGAAGTAGGCGGGGGCAGCGCCGTCGAAGCTGATGCCGTCGTCAATGGCGGTGTACAGCCCTTCGGCCTCGACCTTCTCGATCCCGAGCGGCGTGTCAACGGCTGGGTGGCGGCCCAGGGCGGTGTCGTTGCTGTAGTAGAGGTTGAGGGTTGGCCCCGGCTTGATCGGGTCGAGGTACCAACGGTCGATGATCTGACCGTCACCACCCGAGGTGCGCACATCGGCATAGAAGTTGACGACTGCTCGTGCCGTGGGTTGGGGCTCGGAGAGCCACGCCGTTGAAGAGTCGCCGTCGATTGCCAACGGGGCCAGGCGCTCGCGCACCGAGTAGAGCATGCGACTGCCGAGGGGGTCGACCGAAGTACCCACCGGCTCCCCCACCGGCAAGCGGGGGATGTCGATTCGGTCAGCGATGTGGTAGCTCAGGTCGAACCCTCGCACGCCCAGGCTGTAGTCCGACTCTTTGCCCGCCGCATTGAGGGGCGGAGTCCCGGTAGCCAGGCGTTGCAACCGCAGACGCCAGCGAGAGGCCACCGTGGGATCGATCGTGAGGTCGTACTCCACCCAGTGTCCCGATAGCGAATGCTGAGGGTGCAGGTGGTCGATGGAATCGACTCGGTTCACGAGGTTGGACGGGATCGAGTCGACGATGTTGGAGGTCCACACTGGGCGCCAGCTCTCGGTGGCGTCCGACCATGCTTCACACCACGCCCGCTGAGGAAAGTGGGCCAGCTCGAACTTGACCCGGTTCACTCGCTGGGACGACCGGAGGCGAATCTCCAGGCACTCGATGATCGGATCGTGCTTGGGACGCTCGGTGGTGCTCCAGAACCGCTGGGGTACTCCGGCCTGACGCCGATGCACGGAGAAGATGGAGTCGGCCCGCTGGGCCAAATCCTCAATCGAAACCCCGTTGAAATACAGCGGGAGTATACCTGAGGTAGAGATTGAGGTTCGTGTCCGGACGGGACCGACCCTATCCACCCACCGCTCTTTCCCCGAGGTGTGCTCGATGGCCAAGGGGTGAGCAACGAGGGCGCCGTCACTGGCCAACAGTTCGGTGATGGCGTCCTGGGGCCACCGGCACCCGAGGTCGGGGCGGAAATCGAAGAAGGTCCCGTCGGCGTAGGCAACCCGCTGGAAATAGTTTTGTCGGAGCTGACCCACGTCATCGGCGTAGGCCACGATGTTGGCCACGTCGCCCGCATAAGACCAGTGCTCACCCTGGTAGGAGGCGAACGGGGGCCGGGGCTGCTCCCGAGGCGTGGTCACGTCACCCGGATCGGCGTAGGCCCACTCCGTACCGGGACGGGTGACGACCGAGCCCACCACCTCCCACCATTCGGAGTCGGCAGCAACCCGGATCACCGGCACGTCGTCGATCGCCGCATCCCCGAGAGGTTGCACGTGCAACCGGGTTGCAGCGGGCTTGAACAACGAGAGCACTCGGCGCAGGTTCACCTCTTCGGCCAGCGAGAGGCCCCGCTTGGGCATCACGGTGAACTCGAAGCGGTTGATCGGAATTGGGTCGCCGGGTTCGAGGACCGGCGGAGCGATGACGATGATCTGTCGAGAGACATCGTCGGAGCCGTCGGTGTTGGCCGCGATAAGAGTGACCGAGTACGTCCCGGGGGCCGTCCAGGCGTGTGTCGGGTTGTGCGCCGTCGTCGTCACACCATCCCCGAAGTTCCAGTGCCAGGAGTTCGGAGCGTTGGTCGACTGATCGGTGAACGTGACGACCTGGCCAACCGTGACCTGGGTGGCCGACGCCAAGAATGCTGCCACCGGAGGCTGGGGCACCGGCGGGGGCGAAGTGACGGTGATCGTGGATGTCGTGCTCGCCGTGCCGTACTGGTTGACCGCCTGGAGCGTGATGGTGTAGCTCCCGGCCCCGGTGTAGGTCTTGGTCGGGTTCTGGGAGGTCGCCGTGGTCCCATCCCCGAAGTCCCAGTTCCAGGAAGTGGGGCTACCAGTCGAGGTGTCGGTGAAGCTGATGTTCACCCCGGTCTCCACCGCCCCGGTCGGGGTCCGGGTGAAGCTGGCCACCGGCGGGTTCCCAGGCGGCGTGAGGGACTGCACCGACATGTAGTCGAGATCGACGTAGAGCCAGTCCTGATCGACGTGTCGCAATTCGACGGTGTTGGTACCCGACTGGAAATTGAGTGTCAATGCAGGAGATTCAATCCAGGTGTTTCCGAGCCAGTCGGTACCCGTTCGACTGAATTGCACAACGCTCACTTGAGCGCCGTTTACCCACAGTTGCAAACTGGTCGGGGTATCGAAATCACACTTCTGATAGCGCCACTTCACCGAATATTGCCCAGCGGTGGCCCCGGGGATGGAGAATCGAAGGATCTCGTTGGGCTGGCCCCAGTAACCCATGTAGCCCGTGCCGGTGTATCCCGGGGCCTCGGAGACGACGTGCATGCCCTCGGGGTCGCCGGGATACATCGAGCTGACGATCTGGGCGTTCTCCGCCTGGTAGACGTCCACCACCGACGGCTGGTTGACGGTGAACGTACGAGAGACGGTGTGCGACCCCTGGCCGTTGGCAGCGGTCAGCGAGACGTTGTAGGTGCCCGCCGCACTGTAGGTCTTCGTCGGGTTCTGGGCCGTCGAGGTGGTGCCGTCACCGAACTCCCACGAGCGCGACGTGGGCGAGCCCGATGAGGTGTCGGTGAACTGCACTGACTGGCCGACCGTACCCACCGTTGGGGTCGTGGTGAAGTTGGCCACCGGCGGACCGGGAGCCACCACAGTGAGGGTCTTGGTCGATGTCGAAGACCCGGCGGTGTTGGTGGCGGTCAGGATGACCGTCTTGGTGCCAGTGGTGGTGTAGGTCCTCGTGGGGTTGCGCTGGGTCGACGTGGCCCACTGCGCCTCGCCCTGACCGGGCTCGGGGAACTGCCACAACCACGATGTTGGCGCGTTGGTCGACGTGTCAGTGAACTGCACCGACTCGTTCTGCTGTGGGCTCGTCGGCGTCCATGAGAAGTTGGCCGCAGGGACCTGGGGACCACCGCCGCCACCCTGGCTGTTCAGTGTGCTCGTCACCCAGGCGATGGCGTCGGAGACCATGATGATCTCGTGGCCACCCGAGCCGGTGACCAACGATGCGTTGGTGCCCGCCGTCTGCGCGGCGGAGAGCCAGGTTGAACCGCCGCCCAAGCCACCGTTCGGGGCATAGACCCGACTGGGACGGGCCTTGCGCTGCCCCGGGGTGTTCTTGGTCATGGCGGCGCCCCAGCCGCCTCCGGCGGTGGTCGGGTTCGCGATGAACGACCCGTTACCGAAGTTGATGTTGGATGCCGTGGTGTTGAAGTCCCACGTCAAGAGGTTAGGTAGGTTGCTCGATGCCCCCGAAGAGAGCACGACCGTACGAGTCAGAGAGCTGTTCTCGATCCATGATCCGTAGATGATGGATGCCAGGTATTGCGGTGAACCCTGGGCTTGGTAGATCAGATTGACGTAGTGCGAAGTAACGACCGGATCAAAGCCGACGGCACAGAATTGCGTGAAGATCGGGGTCGGGGTCGATGCGTTCGCCGGAGGGATCGCGGTACCTACGTCGGCCACAGGTGAGCCATTGTGGGTGTTCCCGGCAGCCGACCACTGGCCCGCCGCTGCCTCGATGTAGCGATGCTGCTTCGCCCCCGACGTGGCGTTGTTGGTCATCGTGGTCGCCGTGACCTGATCGCCCTGCACCACCATGTGGGCACCACCGGCGATCGTGCCGGAGATGGTGTTGTTGTGAATATGGACGTTGTTGACGGGCTTGCCCGGTCGGCCACCCCACAAGAAGATGCCGCCGTGGTTTCTGGCTACGTCGGTATTACACCCAGAGAGCGCATTATCTCGAATGATGATATTCGAGACGCCTTCCGTCGAATAGCTAGGCTCGGAAGCAATGTAGATGCCCGCCGCTGACGAGCTGGTGACGGTGTTGCCCTGCAAGATGCAGTCGCGCCCACCGACGACCGAGAGACCACGGGCGTTGCCACCGGTCACGGTGTTTCCGAACACGGTGATGTTGTTGCAGTCCTGGCCGCCGTAGCTGACGATAGCGATGTTGTCATCGCCCGAACCGGTGACGGTGTTGTTCAGCACGTAGCCGTGGTGCGACGAACCGGTGTTGTGGATCGAGTCAGAGAGCGTGTTCTGCACGCTGTTGTTGATGATGTAGTAATCGCTGGCCCCGTCGATGTACAGACCGGCAGCGCTCGACTTCTTGATCGTGCAGCCCTTGATGACCGTACGGGCCCGGCCCAAGATGGCGATGCCGCCTCGGGTGTCGTCGTTGCTCTCACGCGAGGTGCCAACGCCCTCGACGGTGAACCCCTCGATGCGAACGTCATCGGCATTGACCTGGATCGCCATGTTGAGCGGATCGGTACCGCGCAAGATGGCCCCGGCCGTCGTGAAGATGGTGAGTGGCTTGTTGATCTGGAGCACGCCGGAGTGCAAATAGGTCCCGGCGGGGAACTGGATGATCGACCCGCTCGCCGCGTTGTTCAACGCGTTCTGAATGGCGGTCTGCTGGTTGGCCCCCGATGACGCCGAGACCCCGAGCGTGGTGACGTTGATCGGGGTTCCCGAAGGAAATGCGGGAACGTTGAACTCGACCGAACCCGAATCGGTCACCGCGTAGGTGTCGGCCAGCTCACCGGCGAAGAGCGAAGCGTGTCCACCCTGGGAGAAGCCCACCGAGGCGGCCGAGCGCCGGACGGTGGTCAGACCGGAGCAGGCGATGCCGCAGTCGAGGAGTGAACGCCCGGCGGAGACACCCACCATGTACGGGTGGGGCAAGCTGCTGTCGCCCCCGTAGGTGAGACCCTCGTAGTCGGCCTGGGCCACGATGAACCCGGCGTTGAGCCAGGCGTCCACATCGCCTACCGAGCCCGAGAACGCCCCAGTGTTCGGGCTATAGGACGGCGCTGCCGCATCGTTGGTGCCGGTGGCCCCGTGGCCCGCCAGGATCACCCGTCGACCATCACTCGGGGCGGTACCCGACGGCACCGCCACGAGACCCGAGGCAGAGACGATCGTCCCCGTGATCGAGGTCATCTGATAGCTGATGCGATAGATCGGGTGGCCCGAGTTGGTCGTGCTGACCTGAGTTGAGGTCAGCAAGTGACCAGGCTTGCCCAGGGCGGGGTGCGTGACGAGCCCCGGGCCCTGGGTGGTCTCGGAGACCACGACGGACTGGGTGGACTGTGACGACCCATTGGTGTTCGTCGCGGTCAAGACGACCGTGTAGGTGCCCGCCGTGGTGAAGGTATAGCTCGGGCTCTGGGAAGTCGACGAAGCGCCGTTGCCGAAGTTCCAGTTCCACGAGGTCGGGCTACCGGTCGAGGTGTCGGTGAACTGGACGGCCTCGCCGGTACCCGGGGTGAGATTCGACACGGTGAACGCAGCCACCGGGCCGGGGTTGGTCCCCGTACCGCCTGTGCTCTCGGAGAACCCGGTGGCCCATCCCGTGGTGCGAGCCGGGCGCAGGTCACCGAACATGTCGGGCCAGGGCGAGAAGGCGTCGTAGAGCGTCTGGGAGAGTGTGACCTTGTTGATCCCGCCCGAGCCGCCGTCAGGGCGCCACTGGTCGGCCTGAGTGAAGGTCATCCCCGACCACTCAGACGAGACCGTCGGAGCGTTGTTCTTGAAGTAGTTCAGCCCGTCAGCAGTACGGTCAATCGCTGGGTAGTTGCCGTTGGCGTTGTACTGCGGGCCCCGCAGGAACACGTTGCCGGTGTTCTCGATGTCATCAGCGTTGTAGTAGCTGAACCAATAGGCATTGTTGGCATCGGGGTACGAGAGGTTGTGCAGCATGCGCCCGCCCCAGGCTGCGTTATACCCGATTTCGCCGTAGAAGGCAGAATCGTTCTTCCTCCAACTGTTGTACGCCGAGGTGTTGAAGGCGACGTCAACATTTCTCGTCTCAAAGATCTGGATACCTCGCCCACCGTTCTTGACGGTGAGATTACCCATGACGAGGGTACGTTCGGTGTAGACATTGCCCGACGGGCCACCATAGTTCTGCGTGTGGTTGCCATCGTCGATGATGATGCCATTACCGTCTACATATTCGCCGTTCTGGTAGTTCCAGACGACGAGATTTCCGACGATGTAATTGCTGTAGCCGTACTGGTCGGGGCCCGTGCTCGCTGGGAAGATCGCCTTCTGCCACGGGTCGTAGAAGCTGATACCACTGGAGCCGAAAGGGTCAACCGTGGCCTTGGCGTTGTCGCTGACGATGTTGTAGCAGATGTAGACGTTGTTGCACGCCGCTGAGCTGTCGCCCTGGTTGCCCATGGCACCGATGCCGACCTGGCCGTTACGGGTCCAGCACCGCCACACTGCGATGTTGTGCGTCGTCGTCTGGATGCTGACGCAGTTGACACCCTGGTTGTTCGGGTTGACTTCGAGACCGAAGATGCCAGCGAAGCTACTCTGAGTGAATCCGATACCACCGCCGATCTTTGCCCCCAGGTAATTCTGGGAGATGACGTGACACCAGCTATTGGCACTGAAGTTCCGGGCGTAGAACGAAAAACCGTCGTAGTTACCGTCACCAACGTAAATGATGCCGCCGCCTGAAGGCATGGCGTTGATGGCGGATTGGATCTGGCGCTTGGGGCTGGCCTGAGTTCCGGGGTTCGAGTCGTTGCCGGACGCGCTGACATAGAGCGTGGTCCCGCCCGCTGGGTACTTCTGGAGATAGAGCGCCCTGAAGTCAACAGCCACCGTGATCACCTATCCCCATCATGCTTGCACCTCAAGGTCACCATAGGTGTACGCCTCCAAATCACCGTAGGTGCCGAGGGACTCCACTTGGCTGTAGGACTGGGCTCGCACGTCAGCCCATTCAAAGCTCTCTGCAATCTCGACATCAGCGCCGAGGATGGCCTCCGCGATCAACTCCAGACCAACGGCAGTGGCCCCGTAGTTGATGGCCCGGGCGAATTGCTCGATGCGGGAGCGATACGAACCGTCCCGGTCGGCCATGCGCTGCCACGCATCGGTGGTCTGGGGCGTGGTGTAGGGGTCGGAGGAGAGCTGCTCCCCGATGTGGCGGTCCAGCCCGAGCAGAGCACCGTAGAACCGGTCGAGGTCGTAGAAGTGCGTGCCCTGGAGCGTTGACGCCAACCGCTGCATCACCAGGCGCTTCTTGAGCTGCCCCGCCCCCGAATCGCCCACCAAGGCCGCCACGAAGCGGTACAGGTGCGTGTTCGGTGAGGTGTCGTACACCTCTTCGGGGAAGTGGCGCATGCGCCGCTCGACGGTCTGCGGTGCGATGAGAAGCCCGGTGGCTTCCTCGATCCCCGGTCGAAGCGGGGCATACCCAGGACGCTGCTCTCCCTGAATGCTGTCGGCCATTAGACAGTGCTCCAGGTATTCGGAGCCTTCACAATGAGCGATACCGCATCAAGGTCGATGACCGTATCGTCAGTGCATTCGATGTCAATGGCGCGCCCGCTCGTCGCGTAGGTCTCCAAGACGGCACCGCTGGGCGCTACCCGTTGCCAGGCGTAGTTCACGGCATTGTCGGTGCTGGTGGTGAACCGCACCGCATCTACCCCGGGGACGGCGTGAACCACCGCCAGAGCATCGGACGCCTGGAGCACGCTCCGGAAGCTCACCTCTTGGGTGAACGTCTGGAGCGCCGTGTAGACCGCACTCTCGACGGCCGCGGCGACGTAGCCCGGGTTGAGGATGACGGCGAAGTAGGCCCGGAGCTTGATACGTCGGGCGGCGTGCACCCACAGATCGTTGGTGATGAGGCGCCACCGCTGCACTGCTACGTCCACGTCACGAGGGGCGGCGTCGAAGGTGTAGTCCTGGGACCAGTGGTGCGCGTTGGGCGGCTCGGCCAGAGCTAGACCGTTAGTCACCGAGAGTAGTTCGACCCCCGAAAGCCCGCCTCGGTTGGACATCCCGTTGGGCGTGGTGTTCTCGACGAGCCAGTAGTGCTGGTTCTTGATGTAGGTGACGCCGTTGATGCTCATCGTCGGGCCGGGTTCGATGATCGGGGCGAACCCGAACGGCAGGTAGAAGTTGTCCACCGAGGGGGTGACGCCACTCTCCCGAACCCAGTTGTCCTTGTTCAGCGTCGAGCCCGGGGTGGCGTTGAACGTCCGCCCCGAGCTGAAGACCATCGTCTCGACGGCCTCGGTAGGCCGCTGCCCTCTGATCCAGATGTCGACCCGGTTGGAAATAAAACTTTCAGGGTCGTTCCGGCTGGCCGACGAGAGGTAGTCGAACTCCAGATCGTAGATGCCGTCGGGGCATGCGCTCGTGCTGAGCGAGGTCACCGTGGGCGGGTTGAGGTTAGCGCTGAAGGTGTAGTGCACCCCAGGCGTGAGGATGTCCCCCGAGGCGATGGTGGTACCGAGTGCCGAGGTATCGGGGTAGATGTGCTTCGCGGCGAAGATCGAGCTAGTGCCGGTACCGCTGGTGATCTGGATTTGCTCTCGGTGCCGCTTTACCGCCCCGACAACATTGGCTTGCGTAACACTCGGGTGCTCCAATGCCGTCGCCAAATACATCGAGTTGTGAGTTACAAACCCATCAGCAATGTATTCATTCCTGTCAACATCCAGCGACCAGACTGGACCTTCGTAGAATTCTCTTGAGACAGAAATAGAAGCATAACGAACCGGACATGGGCGCTCATCCATCATCCTGTCGGCGTCCATGAACTCCATGCCATCTATCAGATTGCAGGCTCGAACCTCTGTTATCCGGCTCCAGATTTGCCTATCTGATCCTCGCTCACGGAATGGATATTCTATCATCCTTCCATATGATGCTAGGCACTCAGATGCCTTGGACTCCAAACTCCCCATCTTCTGCCAAAAGGCATCTAGGAATTCCTGCTTGCCATCTCGCTCTTGGCTCGACTTCATAAATTGAACAGAAGGAACCCCGAATTGCCATGAGCAAAGATGTTCTGCCAAATATGCTTCTTCGTTTGTGTCGAATACATCGAGAACCCAGATAGCATCAGCATCCTGCATCTTCATTCTCATTGTCAAGCCAGCGGCATCTTGACGATGTCCCAAGCGCATGGTGGTTTTTCCTACCCTGTATGAATCACCTCTCTTCATCATATACAGAATAGCCTTACCATCCAGGGCTGGAATTATCCGAGCAATACAACGATGGTTCGGGGTATACCTGGAAGTTCTGCCATCCTGGCTCTTCACAGTTATGAGTTGACCAGAAAAGTTGCGAGAGGTGATTCCGGTTATAGTTCCTCCACGTGGGAGAATTGCACCCCTTTTAGCAGCAACGACCAAATCTCCGATAGAGAGGGTTTCAATCGGTTGATAACCACACTCTATTTTATTTGTACCTGGGGAGAACCCCTTGGGAACGAGAACCTGTGTGCCTGGGGGTTGGCACTCTGTACCGGCCAAACTACGGAATACCGTTCTCTTGAATCGAGAACGGTAGGCATCGTCGGTCTCGGCGTCCGCCCCGCCAGTGAACGACTGGGTGTTGCTGAACGAGCTGACTCCCTGGATCAACGCGATAGCTCGCCCGACCGAGTGGGCCGGGATGTTGCCCGCCGATCCCGCAGTAACCGCCTGGGCGGGCACGGTGACCTGCTCGGTGCCGATGGCGAACACCGCCGGAGTCACCGTGGCGATCACCACCTGAGGGAGCGAGTCGGTGACCACCTGCGTATTGGCCGGGATCACGATGGGCTGCGTCGCCGGGGTGGTGCGCTCGAAGGTGATGAGCCCCGTCGCCCGGCGGGCCGAGAGTCGGGAGAACCCGAAGAGCCGGGTGAAATCGTCGAGTTCCGCCCCGGACTTCGTATCGATGTCGTACTGGTACGACACAAGGTAGGCATCGGTGGATGCCTCAGCGATGGCTTCGGAGACGGCGTCGATGATCTTGCGTACCGGGGTGCCGATCGTCGTATCGAGATCGGGATCAGTCAATCGCAAAGTCGAACGGATCTTACCGGCGATATCCTCAACCGAGGGCAATTTACGCCTCCATAGTGGTCACCAGAGCGACTTGCTGCCCCGATGAAAGTTCGAGCCCGACCCGGACGAAGATGCGGTCGAAGTTCCAGGCTACATCAACCTTGCTGATGTTCGTGACGATCTCGTCAGACCCGAAGCTCGACTTATTGCCCCGGAGGAATTCCGACTGCATCTCATTCGCCTTGACCGTCATATAGTTCCGAACCAGGCGATACACCTCCGCCTCGACGAGATCGGAGATACGAATGGTGATGGGCTCACCGATGTAGTTGGGGAGGATCGAGCCCCAGCGAGGGTGGAAGCGATCACATCCCAGCGGTTCACGCATGGAGATGCCAAGGTCTTGGCGAACCTTGGCCTGGCCAGTGATCGAGACGAAGCCTCCCTGCCCGAGCACAAGGTCGCCATCGGCCACCTTGAACGTCTTCATCGCATCCTCACCCTCACGCCCCTTCGGCGTCGGGGCCGCGATAGCGACAGCTTCAGGGCAGGACAGGCATCCAGTCCGTCCAATCGATGACCCGGTTCGCCTGGTCGGTGACGAGCCCTTGGGCAGCCAAGGCGGCCACCATCTGATCGAGAGCGCTCCCTACCGGGAGGTCCGCCGAGATGATCGGGTTCTGCGAGAAGAGACACGTGGTGAACTCCCACGCGTTGGTGGTGGGGTTGCGAGTGATCGTCCAGATTTCGTTGACCTGGGGGCGCCCGCCCTTGGCCAAGCGGGAGGCGAGGGAGACCGTCGACATCTGACCCAGGCCGTCGATCACGTGGGCGAGGTCCCCCGAGATCATGTCGATACGCACCGCCTTCGCGCTCTGCGATGACGGTGCGTTGACGGCGTACGGAGAATCCATCGTCATCGTGGTGCTCCTAGTGGGCGTTCTGGGTGATGGCTTCTTCCCCGACCCAGCGCCCGCCCTTCGGGAGCCCGATGAGCGTCGGCTGGTCCCCGATGGTCGATGGGGCAACGATGGAGACCGTTGTCGAGAATCCGTCACCGTCAGGACCGAGGTTCCACGAATGCTCGACTTGATCAACGTAGCACTGCATGCCGTACTCAGGTATCTGCATGATCATGCCCGGGAAGATTTCCGGCATGAAACCAATACGAGGTTGCGAAGAGAATTGCGAGGCCCAAGACATACGGAATAGGTGAACTGCTGCCCAGAACTCTGCCTGAGGTGAGGCGGCCCACTTGAATTCCTGGGTGTTCACCCGGGCCCCAAAGCGATTGTAAATAGCGTTGGGGTCAGTCCAGCCCGTCCCGGGGCCGGTGGTGTTCAGCACCGCCTTGAGGATCTCGGGGAAGTCGATGGTGGCAATGCCGTGGGTCATCGCCTGGCGCATGAGCAAGTCGACATCGCCGGGTGTGATCACACTGGAGCTTCCCGAGGGAGCGGCAAACTCCCCGATGGAACGGTTCCCCACGACGAACTGATGGGTCACCATCGGGCGATCCGACCATTGCACGTTAAAGCCGTCCAGCTCGATCGTCTGAACCACGATCCGAGAGGACGTGCCCTCGATGTTGAAGTAGTCGGGCCACCAAGCGATGAGGTCACCGTTGGGTGCCGAGCACCAGTCTCGTTGCCCGGCAGCCATCAGCTCGCTGACCAGCGGCATCACCGGGCGGTCGTTGAGGAGTTGGCGCTTGCCCGTCAACGAAGCGCTCTCTGCCCGTCCCACAGTGGTCATGAACGTGGCCAGGAGCGTGCTGGAGCCCGTCTGGCCGCTATCCCCCACGCCGGAGGTCGTCACGGACGTGGTGGGCAGCGTGATGGCGCTCACTCGGTCGCTGTGCGGGGCGTTCCCGGTCGCCGCTGTGCGCATGAAGTCGTTCGGTGCCACGGGGAACGGGTCACCGGCCGGGCCCATCGAGGTCTGGCCGGTGTTGGTGAAGCTCACGTGCACGTGGTTGCGGTGGTTCAGGTTGAGGCTGTTCCCATAGCTCGCACTGACGTAGGCGGCCGCCCCGGCAGTGGAGTAGATCATGTTGTTCCAGATGACGATGCGTACCCCAAACACCTTCGGGTTCATGCAGAACCAATAGGCAATGGAGTTACCTAGTGCAACTTGATCTTCTGTTGGCTCGACAGAGCCATTACCGGTAGAAATATCAATGGCGAGGCCGGTAGTGTGGTCCGAGTTAGGGGCGCCACCGATCTGGGCGTTGTACTCGGGAGTGCGATAGCCCCCGATGCTGGGAACCGCTGGCCAGTACCGCTTCACGAAGTCCATGGCCGCCGCGGCGTTGGGCTGCATGTTGTCTCGGGCAGCGAAGACAACCCCGTCCTCGCCCAGGGTGCCCGCTCCGTTGATGCGTGCGGCAATCTCTTCGGGAGAAGCGTCAGGCGGGAGCCCGGCCAACACGTCAGCGATGCTCGGATTGGTCGTAGACGTGGTGGTGGACGACGGGGGCTCGAACGGGCCGAGGTATCGGGTAGAGCCCGCGCTGGAGTTCTGCTCGGTCGGGGCCCAACCGATCTGCACCCACTCGCCGGAGTTCATACCGAGGTAGCTCAGCGCCTCGGGGGAGATGTCGATGTCTCGGCCAGTGAGCGATGATGGTCCCCAGAACGCCGGGCGGAGCACCACCGCCTTGTTGTTCTTCGGGTTCACCACCATGATCTTGTGGTTGCGCCACCAGAGCTTGGCTTCGTTCTTCTCGTCCTGGGTGAGTCCGGCGGCCGCCGCGTCGGTGGAGTCGTCGGTGCGGTAGGGCCAACGCATGGACGCGTACCACGGGTCGTTCGGGGTGTAGCCCACCTCGTAAGTGAGATCGAACTGCGGCGGGGTCGGGCTATCGAGGCCGACCACACCTACCCGCCCCGAGCGCTTCGGGAGAATCCCCGCTCCAGGGATGGTGTCGGTCGTAGTGAGCGCTGAGTAACGAAGCGGGCTGGTCCCAGAAATGACGGTGCCCAGGTCATACTCCGAGTTGAAGCCTGGGGAGATGGTGTTGTACAGATCGGAAAGGCTCTCGAACCAGTTGGCCGGGATCGCCCCTATGTGGATCTTGCTCTCTTCCCACCCGGCGACCTGCGTGAGCACGTCGATGATCCTCTTGCTCATGTTGGAGTCGGTGTAGCCGTTGTCGACCCCTTGCGGACCGCCGCTGATCAAGTCCGCGAAGTCTTGCGAGCCCGGGTCGTAGAGCGAGTAGAGGAGTCGCTTGAGCGTGCAGCTCGCTTCCACCTTGATGCTCTGGGCGTAGGCGTTGAGCATCGGGACCGAGTCGAGGTAGCCCGACATCACTTGGAGCCAGCGGATGCGCTTCAGGAAGACGACGACGCGATCGTTCGGGGTGAACACTCCATCGTACTTTCGCCCCTGATTGGTCAACGACATCACGAGCTTGTGGCCGCCCGCCCGCCCGAGCTTCAGTGAGAGCGAGCCCGAGGCGATGTCATCGGAGACTTCGATGGTGCCGTTCTGGGCGGTGGCGATGAAGACGCGAATGCCCGGTGAATAGATAAGCGTAGGAATGTTTCACCTCCCCAATCTACATCGACAATGATTTCATGGAGTTATACAAGGCGTCTTCGGTTGTGTTGCCCACGAGATCACCACCACCGACGACCGCCTGGGAGAACTGCGAGAACCCCGGGCTCCACGCTGTGCTCAGCACATCGTTCAAATCACTGGTGAGATCAATAGGGTCAGAGGCCCCGGCGAAACCGATGGTTTGTTCCCAGGTGAACTCGGACCAGGCCGCCCCGAAGCGAATGCCGGTCGACGGGATGCACAGGCGATCGAATCGAACGACCGGGCAGCGCACTCGCATCACTCCCATGTTGCCGTCGGGGTTGGCGATGGTCTCGGCGTACACCTTCAGCCACTCGTTGACTTCCTGGTACTCCGAGCGTTTCGTGTGGAGGATGGTCACTTCACACGAGCCCGAGGTGAGTCGCTTGGGCATGACAGTTCGATGGCCCCGGGCCCCGGTGGTATCAGCGATGAACTTCACCCCATGGGTGATCCGGGTCACGAGCACGTCAATTGAGCCGTACCCGGAGACGGAGAACGATCCGTTCTTGGCCGGACTAGGAGGCATTGTTCAACCTCGAAGGCTCGGTGACCAGCGGGGCGAACCCTGGGGTGGCCACCTCTTCCCACGTCGGGTCGTCGAGGTCGTGAGCGATCCCTCCGGAAGTCATGGCCCATCCCACCCCGAGGCTGATCATCTTCGGGAGGTCCTTGCGGAGCGGGTTGGGCATAGAGATGGGCACGTCAGCGCCCCAGGAGTCTTCGGACATGCTCACAACCCCATTCTGTCGGCCGTGGCCTTGGCGTCGTCAAGATACTGAAGGTAGGCACCATTCGTGTAGGTGCTCCAGGCAGTAAACGTCTGATTCCGGGAACGGTAGATCTGATAGGCGCCAGATGCATTACGCTCAGGAATCTTCAATTCATCTTTCGTCCCGAATCGATCACCCCATACCACGGTGTAAATCTGCCAGAGTCCGATAGATTGGTCGCTGTCCCCTAGGGCATCGGGACGGAACGACGACTCTGCTCGGGCGATAGCCACAGCGATGCGCAAGTCGGTGTTAACGAATCCGGCGTTCGCGGCGATCCGGGTGACCTGCTCGAAGCTCAGGGTCCCCGTGGTTGGGTAGCCGCTTGCCGTGCTCGAAGCGGCGCTCGACCCAGTAGCCGAGCCGGTGCCGATCCCGAACGCCTTCTGCACGTACTGCTGGAAGTTGCTCGACCCGGTAGCCGCCATGAGCGCCTGGATCTCTTCGGGTGTGCCGCCGTTGTACTTCCCCGGGCGCCACCCCATGCCGTTGGCCAGGCTGTCGATGAAGTTCGAGACGGCGGCCGACTTGAGTGAGTCGGTGCCGGTAACCGGGGTCATGGTGATCTGCCAGTTCGGGCTGATCTGGCCCACCTCGTGCTCTAGCGAGCCGAAGCCCACCACGATCACATCCATGTCCCAACGCTGCTCGGGCCAAGAGAATTTAATATTCGGAGATCGAAGCTGCTCCAGGCGCCGGTTCCCGATGCGCTTCACTCGATCGAGCAAGCCGAGCTGCTGATCAAGGAGTACGCCGGAACCGAACTGCCCAGTGATGGTGATGTCCCCGATGGTGGCTCCGTGCACTTGGATGACCTTGCCCCCGAGATAGGGGCGATCAGCGATGTGCACGCGGTAGTCCCACGTCACGGTGTGCGGGTCGACGTCGAACGGGATGCCGTCGAGGGTGGCCACCATGGTTCAGCCCCCCGTCGGGCGAGAGTCGGCCGTAGTGTTGCGCCCGCTGGAGGGAACCCCTTCCACCCGGATGCCCGAGCCCCCAGTGGCCTCGATAGCGAGCAGGCGCGCCAGTCGCTCGTCAGGCTTGATGGTGATGGTTCCGGTCATTGCCTTGCCATCATCCTTGCCGCCCTTGACCGGGGACTTCTCCTGCGAAGACGAAGCAGTCTCTCCCCAGGTCGTGAAGTTCTCTGGGTCTACGCCAAAGGCTTCAGCGACAGTTTGACCTTTATCTTGACCCTTGACGATTTCAACGTCGTTGCGCATCAATTGGTCGCTGAAATGCTCCATTAATTCACCAGTATTGACAATCTTCGTGCCATCTTTCGTCTGCACTCGATATCTACGGCTAGCATCGTAGTTCTTAAGCAGTTTCTCAGCTAGTGGATTCGTTTCACCAGTTTCGTTGAGAACTTCGGCATACCGTAGAGCGTCTACCCTCTTGCCTTTACGCTTCTCTATATTCTGGCGAGAGATTTCATCATCGTCATAGACGGCTGCCTTGACGAATCTGGCATCTTGTTCTGACAAACCGATATCGTCTTTGAACTTAGACTTTACATCGCTCTCGTTTATTGATTGTGGGGTAAGTTCACCCCTGATTTTATTGGTCTCTTCGCTGGTATCGGTAGCGCCACTGATAGAGTTGATGTACATCTCATAGGCATTAGCTGGTGTTACACCACTAAACCCACCAATAGAATTCATCCACGAGGCGAGTGCCTCATCTGTCATACCCATATTATTCTGTAGGGATGCAGCAACCTTCTTGCGATCAGATGGGCTCAGTTCTTGGTTGGAGTCCAAGCCAAGTTCGTTCATGGTTCTAGCGAAGGCAGAACCCCCGAGACTCATAGCACTGTCACGGCGAAGTTTAGACTTCGCTGCGTCGATTTTTACCGATCCGCCCTTGGTGTCTTTCTTCATCGACTGATATTCAACAAGACCAATACCCATGGCATTGGCAGTCATCACATCAGAGGTGAGCCCGTTGTCGATGGCAACATCAGTGAATTGTGGTCCTAGTGAAGTAAGCGTTGAGGTTTGTGCTTGCGCTACCTGGACTGCGCCGACTCCGTTCATCGATTTCGAGATGTCGGCGTAAGTAGCGTTGAAGCGATCGCGGGCTTCCTCGGCGTTCATGCCCGCTTCTTTAGCTGCCTTCGTTACATCCTTGAAGGCGTTGCCGATCTGGGCAAGACCATCCATGCCCTGCTTTTGAGCTATCTCGAATGCCTTATAGATCTGACCAGTATCCATACCGGTGCTGCGCACAAGATCGGCCGCAGTCTGCATGGACTCTCTACGTCCGGAAGAATCACCGGCGTACATTTGCAATGACCGCTCGTAGATCTCGTTCGCTGCTCCACCAAGTGGATTTAGACTTAGATTGTTACCGATGCGAAAGAGATTCTTGTTAAGTCGCTCCCGGTAGGCACTCCAGTTGGTTGCCCCGCCGCTGGTGCCAAGCACTTGCTCATAAGGTCGGTTCGCCTCTGTCTGGGCGAGCACCTGCTTGTATGCCTGCTGCCCGACGGTGTAGACCATTCCGGCGGCGCCAGCCACCTTGCCGAGTTGGGGGAGCGCTGCTTGAACCCCGCCGAGCAGAGAGCCCGACTCGCCAAACTCGGCCACCCCACGAGAGATGGCGGCCGCCCGGTTGGCAGTCTTCATTGCCGCCTTGGCGGTCGACTCCTCAACGACCTTCTGCGTCTCCGGGTCGAGGAACACCCGCTTGGCGGCCTCGCCAGCCTTGAGCTGACGTACTCGACCGAGCTTGTGCCCCACCTGGACATTGCGATCTTCAGGTACGAGGACCTGATCGTAGACGGGATACGATCCCACCTTGTTATTGATGTATTGCGCTACCCGGGCAGATACCTGGCCGCGTAGGTTAGCAGCACCACCGTGGCGGCCTGCCGACCAGTTAGTTGGAAAGTCAATTTTCGACTGCGTGTCATAGACACCATGGTCATCCTCCTGTTGAACGCGAGATGCCTGAGCCGCTCTGAGCGATGCATCCTCGACGTTCTTCTTATGGCGTTGTCTCACCTCTGGTGAAGACTGCACGTAAGGATCACTCGTCTGGGCAGAAGGTGGCGTCCATAGAGCGCTCTGGCCTTGCACCTGAGCCAGGAGCGATTGGGCCGCCGCCGCCTGTGTGCGGTCTCGGCCGATCCCGAACATGCGTTGTATGTCCATCTGGGTGCGCACGTCGAGCAGACCCTGGGCGGCCTCGCGTTGCCCAACCACCCCGGCAACAGAGTTTTGCGTAATGAAGGTCTTGATTACCGAGGTTAATTCTTGGACGTTCTTTGAGAGAACGGCCATATCCGAGGGCGGGGTTACCGAGTTGTCGGGTGTAGCCACCGGATCACTCCCACGAGGTGCTGATATCGCCCAGGTTGGCGGAGCCCTGGGTCAGCGAGGCAATCAACGCCTCCACGTCTTCAGCGCTTACCTCGGGGGTCTCGCCTGCCACCCACTCGATCGGGGCCCCTGACATCTCGTGCGCCATGATCGCATCGGCGTCCTCGTCGGTGCGCACCACGCGATCTTCGGCCGGGAACCACGTGGGGAACCAGACGCGAAGCATGTCCGGGTCCTTGTCCATGACAGCCAGGCGGGTCTCCTCCTGGCGCCTACGCCGCTCGTGCACGCTGTCGATCGCCAGGAGAAGGTCCAGAGCGGCCACCTGGACCGGAGACATCCCCGGGCCCCGTAGGAGCCCTCGGCGTTCAGCGAGACGAAGATGGCTCTCCAACCAGGGATCTACCCGGCCGTCGAGCCGAAAGATTTTCCCATCTGGGCTACAACCTCATCGACCTTGGCCTGAAGCACGGCGAACTGCTTGTACACCTCTTCAATGGCGGGTTGATAGAGCGACGTGCGAGCCCAGTCGAAGCGCGACTGCACCTCGCTCGCCCCGGTCTGCACCATGGGAAACGGCATGGGTTGGCGATCGATGCTCACCAGACACGTTCCGGCAATGGCCGTCATGTAAGCCCACGACTCGCCCGACGAGCCTTGGTAGCGAGCCGTCACGAGGCCCACCTCCAGAATCTCGTTCGTGGTCAGCGTCCGGATCAGGAAGTGGTGCCCGAGCCAGTCGAACTCCCCTTCTAGCTTGCCTATCAAGAGCAAGCCCTGGAACGGGAGCTTCCATTCGTCGGGGAACGGCTCCTCAACGACGGGAGGTGCCTGTTCTTCCGGCGGGGCGAAGACACTAGCGAAGTCGCCTTCTTCAGGTTCCACCGGAATACTCGACACGTTCGCTCCTAGGGTTAACCCCGCTCTTTGTGCGTGTAGATGAGATCGATGTTCTTGGCTACTGAGAGATCTCCAACTTGGATATTCTCAGTGTCATCGATGTTCGTGATCACGCAATTGCGGTAGTTGATGATGCGAGCCGGGCCGACACCCGTAGGCGGAGTGATGATCTTGGTGCAGGTCACGAAGCTCGGCTCTTGGCGGAGCTTATCCCACACATCGGTGATGGTGTCCGTTCCGGACAAATCAGCGAGCTGCCACCACACCGGCTCATTCCACAGCTCACGAAGGCGCAACGTGAGGCTCCCCACCCCGAGCACTGGTTGGGTCACGATCTCCCGGGCGCGCAGATCACCGAGGGCATAGATCGGCTGATAGGCATTGCCCTGGTACGGCTTCTGACCGGTATCGGTCAACGCCTCAAGGAATGCAAGCGGCTTACCTTTGTAGTTGAAGGTGGTGAATCCACCGCCAACGACGCGTACGGTTGGCTGAGGCACGTCAGATTCTCCCTATCACCTAGACGGAGGTACCGGCGTCGAACTCGGTTGTCCCGGTGGTCGTGTCGATCGAGAACGACACCAGGATGTAGTTGAGCGGCCAGGCGGGGCGGTACGCGAACTTCACTTCGATGATCTGGGGCTCGCCGGGGCGCACTCGACCCACGAGGTTCGAGTAGTCGACGATGATCTCGGAGTCCTTGCAGTTACTCAGCACCCCGCCCACGATGGCTTTGATCTGCACCACCGACGTGTTGGTGAGCGGGGAGCCGACGATCTGCGCGGCATCGATGGAGTCCTGGATCAGGCGCACCATCTGGTCTTTGGCCCGGGTGATGCTGATCTCCCGAGTGGCGGTCGAAGAAACATCGGTCGAAGTACCGTGTCGCACGATCAAGGCGTTGGAGCGGGTCAGCTCGGTGACCGACACGCCGCTCGACGACCAACCATCCTTGGCCGCCTTGGTCATCGTCGACAGCGATGACGCCGAGATCCCGGCGAAACCCGAGATCGTCTTGCGGGTCAGGCTGTGCTGCACCCCTCGACTGATCAGGCGCCCGGCGTAGGCCGCGGCGAGGTACTGCCCGCCCACCTCAGTGGCCTGGTTGCTGAACGTGTTGTAGTAGAGCAACCGGTTGGGCCAGGCAACGATCAGGCGACTCGACGGGGCCACCTCGGCCACCGTGGTCGGGGACCCGCTATAGCCGATGTCGATGCCGAGCGCCCCGACGCGGTAGAACCCGTCCGCCGACGCCGACTCGCAGTGGTTGCGCAGGTGGGAAGCGATCGCGTTGAAGCTCGAACCCGAAGTGAGGCCATCGGTCAGCGGGACGACCACGCCCACCTCGTAGAGGTTGGCGATCTTGGCAAAGGCCGCCGGGAAGTCATCCGGGTTGGCCGACGAAGTACCCGGGACCGCAACGAGCACCAACTCTCGGGCGCCGTTCTCCAGGGCGATCTTGGCCCCCATGGACAGCGGCGAGAGGATCGAGCCCGAGGCCGGGTCGATCGGCTCACCGTAGAGGTCCTTGACCACCTCGAAGTCGCCCACCCGCACGGCAGAGTAGTAGGCGGCATCGGTGTAGCGGTAGGTGACGCGCACCGCACTGTTCCCGGGGATGGTCCCGTTGATGATGCGGGCAAGCGTCAGGCCGTTGTCGAGCTGGGTGGCTGGGTTGTTGTCCGGACCGTTGTTGCCCGTGGTGATGTAGTCGTTGATCGCCTCGTAGGTCGTCGACCCATCGAGACTGGTGACCACCACCGACGACGCGTTGATGCCGAGCTTGGTGAGTGCCGTGGGGTCGGTGCCCAGAAGGGTCACAACCTCGGTGTAGGTCCGGTACCCGATGCTCGGGCCGACCAGGGCCACCACCGTCGACTGGGTACCCACGGTACTCGCAACCGTGGAGGCCGCTTCCTCGACGTACACGCCGGGTGGGCGGTAGGTTGCGAAATCCAAAGCCACGTGATCCTCCCGGGGTGGGGCTCACCTCTTGGTCGGGCTACCCATTCGAGCAAACAGGCTCATGACCAACCGTCTCCTCCGGGGAGATCGGGATCACCTTCGATTCGGGGGTACACCACCACCGAAGCCAGAGGCACCAGATCGCCGGTGGTCGGGTCAGAGACGATCTCTCCAATGGCGTTCAGACGCACCGTCGCCTCGTAGAGCCACTCGTCAGAACCCCACGGGGTACCCGAAGAGGCGGACTTCTGCCCGATCCCGAGCTTGTCCCACGAGATACTCAGGCCGATGAGGTCGTTGTTCTCGATGGCCGCCCGGAACGGAGTGGCAGCGGGATCGGAGCGGGCGAAGGCACAGACTCGCATCAGCTCGTCGACCATCTTGTCTCGCACCGCCGACGAGAACGCCACGGCGGTGATCGAGATCACGCCCTGGAAGCGCCAGCGCTCGACCATGTTCGTCGAGCCGTTGGTCCACGGTGCGTACTCGACGTGCCCGATTCCGGCGTTCAGTAATTCAGTAGAGGGCTCAAAGTCGACCCAAAGACAGGGATAGTTAAGCTTCTCTACCGGAAATTCCAGACTAACGTGCATGTCCCGGAGGTCGTGCACGGGATAGGCACCGTTGAAGGTCTGGCGGAGCGCCTTCACGACCAGGGTGTTGGTCTTCAGCAAGAACATGGTGCCTCAGATGCTGGGTGTGCGCTGGGGTCGGTCGGCTTGGGTGGCGTAGGAAATCGGTCCCGGGGTGATGCCGAACCGCTCGGCGGCCCGGGTGAGCCCTTCGCGCAGAAAGTGCTTGCCGTCCATCCCCGGGTGGCGCCAACGCACCCCGACGTTGCCCTTGGCGATCTGCCCGGCCAGTTTGCCCGCCGACGTGTTGGGCGGTGCGGGCTCACGACGAGAGATGCGCCCCGGGGCACCGGGGTAGGAGCGGGGCACCGAGACTTCTCGCATCTCGCCCCCGACCCGGCGAGTTACCGTCTTGCGCTGCCCGGGCAAGGCAGCCTTCCGGAAGATCAGCGCCTGGGTACGACCATCTACGGTGATCCGGGTACGGGCTTTGGGGTTCTTCGATCGAATTGTCCCGGTGTCATCGGTGATCCACATAGGGACCGTCTTGCCCGCCAGGGCATTCATGGTGAACGGGCGAATACCCATCTCCTGAAACCAGACGTGGGTCTTCGTCCAGGAGATGCCGAAGAAGCCGTCACCCCAGATGGGCATGAACCCGACCGAGGAATCTCCGCTCACCTTGGGGGCCCGAGCCCGAGCTTCGTGCACTGCCGCCTGGGCCATCTGGCGCGTCATGGCCCCCGGGGCATCAACATGCATGAAGCATCGGGTCGGGAGCTGACGGGAGCGGGCCTCAGGAGCCATCCACCACCACGCGGATGGTCTGCGTCTTCTGGTTGGCTTCCGCCCACCGGCGAGCGAACTCCGCTACTTCGCTGGCAGGAATCGGGTTGGAATCCGCATTGAGCAGGGGGATTTGGCCGGAGCGGTGCACCAAGCCATGAACGTTGGGAAGGTTACCCATGTTCACCGACTGTGGGTTGCCGTAGATGAAGATCGTGATGTTGTTCGAGTCATCAAGGATCTGAAAGCCGTTTGCCATCTCTTCTTCTTTCTCAGGCTCGGGGAGGGGCACCGCAATCGGGGGCCAGGGGTGATCGAGGACGTAGACCAGATGCCAGGGCTCGGACTTCACTTCCCACAAGAAGCCAAACTCCGGTGCCACCTCGACGAGTTGAGCCAGCTCCCCGTCAGTGAACTTGACCCGGCCGCCGTGGTTGGCGCACGCGTCGATCGAGTAGCCCCAGCCGTGATTGGAGGTCTTCGGGACGGCAGCCAGGTCGAACCCGATGCGGAGGTACCAAACCTGGCCCTCGTAGATCCTCATGTCCCGGGAACCGGCGATCGGGGTCGTCGAATACCGATTCAAGAAAATAGATTTCTGTATCTGCTCGTTCCGGTAACCCTCGGTGCCGTCCAGAGTCCAGCCGTAGCGTTGCTGAACTGCCTCGACGAGCGCCAGCCAGGCATGGGCGCAGTCGCGGTGAAGCAACAACCCTTCCCCGACCGGCACCAGCTCGTCGATGGGCAACGCACCGTTGCCGTACGCGTTGGCCAGCGAGGCGGGGATGGAAGGCTTCCCGAGCGGCAGAGTAACCATCACCGCTTTCGGCGTCCCCCGGGCACTCCGACAGCATCCCATCAGGATGCTTAGAGCCAAGGCGTAGGTCTTTCGGACTATCTTCCAGATTTCGCTCAAGTCCGGCGGCCGGTGTGCCGATGGATAGAGCGTCAACCCAAGACGATCGGCCCCGGGCAGAGGTACCAGCTCCACCCGGGGTCGCGTCCGAACAGTGGAGGAAGCACTGTGGCTACACCCGACCTTACGCCCGATGGGACGTTCGATACATCCGTGGACCCGATGTGGTTCGACGCACCGAACCTCAAGCCGACCCCCGAACCGATCCCGGAGCCGATCTCGAAGAAGTGGCGCTGGGCCGTTGCCGGGGTCGGAACCACGGCATGCGCCATGCTCGCCGCTGGGCTCGCGCTCACTACTCCGGCCGACGCCGCTCGACTCGCCCCCGAGGGATGCGCCGCGGTCACCGTACAACGAGGTGACACGGCGTGGAGCATCGCCCGGGCCAACGGGCTCACGCTCGATCAGGTCAGCGAACGCAACCCGCACATCGGCAACCTCTCGCTGATCCACCCCGGCGATGAGATTGTTATTTCTTGCGATCTGGCCGACCCGGTGCTCGCCCCGCCTGCTTCCGTGGTGAACGTGGATGCCTGGCTCGGAGAAACCGAGGCCGACGGCGTCACCATGAGCTGGCACAGCGTCGTCGCCAACCTCTACGTCCAGGGGATGCGGGGCGATGATCTTATCACCCTCGCAGCGCTGGCGCAGTGCGAGTCGTCACGCGTCCCTACTCAGGTAGGTGACAAGGATCTCACAAACTCCACCTATGGCCCGTCCTACGGGTTCCTCCAGGTGCGTTCCTTGTGGGAGCAGTACGGCACCAACGGTCCCCGGGATGCCCAGGCGCTCGCTTCGTCGGTGAGCCACCAGGCGTGGGCCGCCGTCGAGGTGTTGCTCTCCCAGGGCTTCCGGGCCTGGACGTGCTACCGCCAAGGCAAGCACCTGCCGTTGCTCGACACCGTTCGCCAGGCGGCCGCCGAGATGGGGGTGGCGCAGTGATGAACTCGCTCATCTTGCTCATCTGCTGCGCCGCTTCGGCGGGGCTCGGCCACCTACTGGCTTCGGTCCGGGCGGACGAGACCATCCGGCGCCTCAAGGATCGGCTGTCGAACACCCAGACCGCGCTCAAGCGAGCCCGGGACGAAGCAAACAAAGCCGCCTACGAGCGCATGACGAACATGGATCTCATCGACTGGTCTTCACCGTCGGTGGATGCCGGACTCAATCGCTTGATGGACGCCATTCATTCGATCGAAAGCGTCGATCGGGTGGCTGAGGCGAACCGGAAGGCTCGGCTGGCTCATCCCTCGTTCCCGGGCGAGGAGGAGTCATGATCACTCGATTCCTGCGCACCTTGCGCTTCGTGCTGTGGAGCGCCTTCGTCTTGATCCTCGTGGCCGCCATAGCGAACGCCGTGCTGAGTCGGGAGGTGTCGATGCGCACCACCCAAGAGCCCCCAACCATCACCCAGCCCGCTTCGGCGGGGCGGATCGGTCAGGCCGCAGTTGGCCTGTCGGGTCCGGCGGGAGTGGGCATCGGTGACATCCACGCCACCGGCACCCTCTCGCTCGGTGACCAGGCCCACAAGGCTCTCGGGTCGGTGGGCTGGCCCAACCCGTTCGACGGCCTCGAAGGCACCGTCAACACCATCACCTACGCAACGCTCGCCATGGTTGCGTTGATCACCATCTTCACCCTCGCAAGCTTCAGGAGAACCCGATGAACCCCCGCAAGATCCTCACCGCCCTCGCCCTCGCGACCGTCGCCCTGATCGGGCTCGCCGGCCCGCACCGCCGCCGCCGAGATCGGGGTCCTGTGATGCGCGACTACGCCCCCGACCCGATCTCGGACTGGATGCTCATGCCGCTCACCGAGCACGAGTATCAGGTCATCGCCGACATCCTCGACGAGATGGCCGCGGCCCGCCGCGCCCGAGCCCCCCGCCCCACATCGAGCGACGAGGAGACGGGCCGATGAACACGATCATCCTCGTCGCCTGCTGCGCGGCGAGCGGCCTGCTCGGCGCCCTGCACCGGCAGGTGCGATGCCAGGCCGACCTTGACCGGGCCCGCATGCGCCGCTTCGCCGCGGAGGTCCGAGCAGATGAGGCCGAGGCCCGCGCCGACCGGCTCGAGTACGAGCGGCTCACCGATGTCGACCGGATCCCGTGGGGCACCCCCGCCGTCGAGGCCGGCCTCGACCGGCTCCTCGCCGAGATCCGTGCGAGCGAGATCGAGGCGCGGGTCGCCGAGGCGAACCAGCGGGCCCGCCACGCGCACCCCTCGACGCTGCCGCCGCTGCCCCCGCCGCCCGAGCTGGTCATCGACTTGCGCGAGCCGAAGGACGGTGCCCGGTGAGCCCGGTCGCGACCGTGGTCGTCCTGGT